CCCCGCTCTCTGACGATGAACGGCATTCGTCCTTCATTCAAACCGGGTCAGCTTCTGTTTGTCCATCTCGGTGTCGACACCCGTCTTCGTGCGCCGGGTCTCAATCTATTCGCGGGTCTCGCGCCACTCCTGGGCTTCGAATCAGCGGAGGCCTGTCGTGCCCATATCTTGTCGCGCCGAATGATCCGCGCATTCGAATCGGCGAATTACGGCAATCTCGTCCACGAATTCGCGGCCAAATCCACGACAACGGAAGCGGAACTCCGTTCATCGCTCGCGACCTTCGCCGGTGAATACGGATATAATCTGGAGAGCAACAGGCCCCACGTCATTCGTCTGTACAAGGCCTGGACCGCGTTCTTGAAGATGCTGGCAGACAATCGCATAGCCAAACAGCTCCGTCATCTGGAACATCTATTGGCCCAGCCCCGTGTGATAACCAATCGCGGACTTCTGTTAGTCACGCTGGAACTAACAGGTGAAGAAATCAAGGTTGTCTGTCCGTCATTCGGAATTCCCACGGCCTCTCTCTTCGGCGATGTTCCGGTGGCGTTTATGTGGCACGACAAACGCGATGAGAGCTGGGAGCCGATTATCCTCTACAACGGATCTAAAGACGCCACTCTTTTCTTTGATTCGCCGGAGTTGAGTACGCTTCCAGAAGCACATCGCACGGCCATCCGCACCTGGCTCCAGGAATGGCGATCATCATCGTTGGGATGCGGACGTCCGACTCCACCGCCGCACGTATGGACACCCGATCGTGATACACGGGACCTTCCCCGTCTGTCTACTCTCTTACATAAGATTGACCCCTATTCACCGAGAACACTGGTACGTGACCGCAGTAACCGACTGGCGGGAGTACTTTTCAATGGACCTCAGGGACCCTTGTTTGTCCCGTGTTTGGATGACGGAAATCTGACAGATGGAATGCCACGGATCTTTGAGGCGGATAGTATTCCGCCGGTGCCAATCGACGCATATATGCGTTTGTATGATATTCTATCGGAGAAACATCGCGGACTCAAACCGGTGGCGGCACTTACACGTCAAATCCAAGGCGAAGAAGAACTACAGATTATTGGATTCCGTGTGGCGGCGGGTTCTATCGTACCGGTCGCACCGTCTCCGTTGCGATCCACGGATCTACCTGAGACGCAGATAACCCAGCTTCCGTGGGAGCGTGATGCGCTAATTATGAAGAGTCCGGACGTGGCGACAACGGGTCGCATTGTGATGGAAGAGTCGACTGCTTCTGTGGAAGAACAGGCTGCGGAGGCGTATCAATATCTGCGTCTTTCTCTGAGTAACTGGCTGACATCGACGCGGGATCCCCGTGGTCCCGCCGCCGCCGCCGAGATTGGTACTATTATGAAAAAGACAATACCTCTGTATGAAAAACGGAAGCGATGTGATATTCTGTTGGAACCCATTATTCGTGAATGGGTCTCGGTAGAACAGACTGAGGAACGCAAACCGCTCTCAATTCTCCGTGAGGACTGTCTGAGCCTGGATAAAGATGCGTGTGATTCCCATAGTACGTGTAGTTGGTCGGGTGGGCGGTGTCTGATTCACGTACCGACGCGCGGTGAAGCCGTGGATCCGGTACGTATTTACACGGCACGACTAAGTGATGAACTGCTGCGTTATCCGTCGAGCAAACGGGAAATCTTCGAACAGAAGGTCCAGGCGATTAGGGTTCCGCGCGGAGCGGTCCGCGTCGGCGACGAGTTGTATTTGGCGACCAAGGCCAAAGAGTCGGCAGAGGCAGTGTTAGAGCGTCTGGGTTTCTTTGGGCAGATGGCGGCCCAGTTTCCTGAGGAAATGCTGCGGTTTGAAGGCCTTGAGGATGAAGGTGAGGGTCCAAGCATAGTTGAAGATGATTTGGGGCTAGAGATGGAATCTGAACCCGCTACTTTGCTACCACCGGCGTGGATTGAGAAAGGCCTAACTCTTGCCGAAGGTGACACAAAACAGGAATCGTTGGCACAGGGGACAGCGGCGACAATTGAAAATTGGGAAACCCGTATCAAGAAAAAACGGGCAACCGCGAGTCTGCCAGGTGATCCAAACAGACCAATAACCTGGTCTATTCAGGATTGGTATTCAGTAGTACGCATTGTATCTAGCGATCTCTTGTTTGTTACACGGAATCCTGCTGGTTTACTGAAAGTATCAATGTGGATTAAATATAACACTGGCGGTCTTTCAGGATCATCTATGTATATGATTTTCTGGGACAATTCATTGGTTGTTCGTGGGACAACGTATCGGTTCTTTCAAAAGGATATACCAAATGATTTGATGACGGCAATGGATGCCGCAAGCCCGATTCCTGATGAAGAGGCAAAGAATGGTGTTGAAGCTCCTGTACCGCAACTAGTAGAAGCCAAATCAAAAACCAAATCAAAAGCCAAATCAGAAAAGCCGGTGCTTGGATCTGAATCTTCAACAAATTCTTCTTCTGGATCTTCAGGAACCAATTCTTCTTCATCATCCGAATCTGATCCGAGCCCTGAATCTATCACACCAAAAGGAACAGAAGCAGAAGCACCTAAGCCAGAAGAGCCAGGAAAACCAGAAGAGCCAGGAAAACCAGGAAAACCAGAAGAGCCAAATCCAAGTACCATTGAACAAATAGCCTCTGCATCAGAAGGTGCGGTAGAGGCAGTCGGTTCAGTACTAGGATCAGCATTAAAATCATTAACACTAGCGTAACAAAATATTAATAGAAACATAAATAGCCAACAAAAACATATTTAATTCCAATAATCTTTCTCTTAATCCTTCACTTAATTGGTTTAATCCTTCTCTTAATTGTTCGTATCGTAGATGTAATTGAGGTATCTCCTTTACCATTAAGTCATTCCTATACCATATATTTGCAATTTGAGCAACAGGTGCCGCCGCGCCACCAAGGAATTCTAAATATGTTAAGACACCTCGTATATTATAAACACTCACTATGAATCTTCCATCAATCCTGAGATTAGCAATTGAAGATCCGATTGCCAAACACGTGAATACGTGCGCGTCCGCTGGATGCCCATTTGCAATCCTAATCAGAGCTGATAATGCGGTAAATATTACCGGAAAATGATCGTGTACATTTTGGCCAAATAATACCAATCGTCCTCCCCGCCGCAGCACAGCAAAATAAATTGCCATTACCACGCTTAAAGACATCCAACCATATAATACCAAAGCATCAGAATTAGGACCAGGGCCATACCCTCCATTATCAGGTCCACCACCTCTCTGGTTCTTGGGTAACGCAAACACTACATCAAACTGTTCACGAATTGCGGTTAGTTCTTCTTCTTTAACCCCCTTTGTTTTAAGAAAATCCAATAATTTTTCATTTATTACACGTATTTCTGTTAGACTATACGGCATCAACCCGATATCAGTTGTTGTCGATGATGACGATTCTTCCCTCTTTGGAAGATTATCTATAAGCCAAAAAGCGAGACCTTTAATTCCGTTATCTTCATCACCACCTCCACCACGCTGTTTTCTTGTTTGTCTTCGTCTCCTTGTTTGTTTTTTCTTTCCCTTTGCTTTTGTGTGAGCCATCTCCCCTCTTTACTATGGACACCCAATAATTAACCGCTCATTCGCTCACCCGCTCATTCGCGTAGCCATCATCCCAACCACCTCATCGTCCATAAAGTTCAGCTTCGACACACGCCAGCTGTCATTATCTGGATGGAGAACGACCAGAGCAAGTTCCGACACAACGTAGCCGTAGTGCTTCTGGAGAATATAGCGATAGACATTGAGCTGAAGCGTATAGTGCCAGTAATTCGCATCCGGCAGATGCGCAACCGGTCCCAGGCCGCTCTGGAACTTATTTTCCGTCTTGAGCTCACCTGTTCGCTTCCAGTCATAGATCGCCAGAGTTCCATCGGGCTTCTTGTAGACCATATCAATGGAACCGGCGACCCTGTGGTCCTCATCAAACACGAGCCACTCCGTCCTGAACGGTACGAAGCCGTTCTTCTCCACATAGTTCCGCTGGAAATCGCAGAAGTAGTTCCACTCCGCACCAGGATTCGGGATCCATCCATCAACCGCCAGACCCGCCATACCGTCCTCGAAGAAGTAAGAGCAGTTGTCTCCACCAGGAAAACCAGATGGCATTGCGTTGTAGAACCGCTCAATGTCCAAGTGCATCCGCGTACCCGCCGTAGAGGCCTCCGTGCCCTTATCCGACCACTGCTTCTTGATCTGTTCGGGAGTCATTCCGAAGTACTTGGATGCGTACCACTTAGACGATTTCATCATCTTCGCAATGATCGCGTCAGCATCAAACTCACCGAAGAAATGATGGAGAAATCCGGTACACGATGTCCATCCATCCTTTGTACCATCAATCGTGTATGTATGGGACGCCTCCTCAAATTGGATACGATCATCACGCGGATGCTTGTTGATCACAGCCAATCTCTGCCATTCGAGAGCACCGTCACTAATAGAAAGGGGCATCGTAATTGTTCGGGCTACGGAGGTCAAACGCGGTCACCTTTTTTGAAAACCTAACCACGATATGCCGACCCACCCAAACGCTGTGTACCACCGGGACCCAGCCAGACACTATCGTGACCAGGCCACCGCCGAGGCCACCGTCTAGGCCATCGCTCATTGATGACCACCGTATTTTTATCCGAATAAACAACGACGAAAACCACTACAGCCGCAACAACAATAACCGCGGCCAGAAGTGCCACTGAACTCTTCATTCCTAAGTATACCCTCGAAAAAGTTGACAGTCGCAAGGCCAAAGCCAAGGCCAAACAGGAAATGATCCGTCCTCTCAAGCAAACAGATTACACCTCCGTGAAACACTTGTTCCACGATCTCTTCGATATATCCGAAGATCCGAAATTCTTCCAATCCTGGATCCACCGTAGTCGAAGTATCGGATTCTTTGACCGAGGCGTTCTAGTGGGCGCGGCCATCGTACGCAAAACATTCTTGGACTACATCTTTGTTAGTCGTCTATATCAGAGTGCAGGAATTGGCTCACAACTTCTGCGTTCTGTCTTGAAGATCACGCCGAATATTCATCTTCTGCCGGTTGACGATGCCGCCGTCCAAAAATGGTATTTCAAATACGGATTCCACCTGTCAGTACAAGACGGTGATTACCGTGTCTTTACGCGGCACACACACGCTCTTCGTTCGCTTATGCGAGGATCTGCATAAGTTTGCCGATCTTGTTTTCGCCACCGGCAAGCGAACCGTCTTTTCGTATACCCACGCCGAGTTCATTCGCGTCTGTTCCATTGACAAACAGAATATTGCCGCCCTTTTCTTTGATGGTGACGATAATCTCGCGGAAACGCGCATCGGCCGTGAATCGCTGTTGGAGATAGGCGCGATACAGATCCATTTTTTGCGCCGTCCACGCTTCGAGATTCCATACGGCACCGTATGCCTTTATCTTACCTGGACTGGAGGCAACACGGACGGCTGTGGACTCGTCCTCTATGCTTTTGGGAAGCGCCGGAGGCGCTAAGGTCTCACGTTTCCTGACATAACTCTGGTGAATCGAGCCTTCGACGCGGAAGATCTGGGGACCGAGTGCAGGTTTATCGGTCGCCTTCTGAAACTTGGCGGAGGCAATAGCGGCCTCGATACTGGGATAACGGATGGTAGCATCCGCAAGATCGACGATTTCGATCTGGGCCGCCAATGAGAGATACCGCGGCCAATCCGAAAGAGCAGGACCCAGACGCACATCATCGGGTGCCGTGGGATTGATGAAGTAGTCTTTGGATTTTTCTTCTGATTTCTCAGTGATTGTGAGAGACGGCATCTCTGATGCTTCTGCAATAGCTGAAAGAGGTTCTGGACCTGGTCCTGGACCTGCGATCGCAATCCGCCTTTCGCTAGGTCGAGGGCCCAACTCCGAAACTTTCTCAGATACAACCTCTGTTAGTCCCACAGGTGGCGCCGGCATCGCAGTTGGTGCTGCAGGACGACGATCCGACCTACGACGGAACACGAACCAACGATTCAACACCGAATACCGCCGCACGGCATCCGTCATTGCGAATGACTCCTTATCTGCAGTCAACATATCGCCGAACATCTGCGTCCCGGAACTAAGACCAAGACCAGCAAGCTCCTCGGCGTTCAAGAGTTCCAGACCGCACTCCGCCAACCGCGCCTGCAGATACGGCCAGCTCATCAGATACTGTGTCCGCGCCTCACCCGCCGCAATGAAATCGACGTCAAAGGCGAGTCCGAGACCCGAGGCCGACGGCGGTACAGAGTTGCCGATTCCAGAACCATAACGCTTCGTCATCATCCAGACATCTGTTCGTCCATCCTTGGCTACCACGTTTCCATCCGCGGCAAGCAGCCGCGCCACGGAATCACCATCGAGTCCGCAGCCCGCAAAGTAGCCGCCCACTTTGACCGTGTCCGCCAGATTATTGAGGAACCCGTCCAGCGTCACCGGATCACGGAACATATACTCCATCGCGAACATACAGGTCACCGTATCGAAACCCGCGGCACCGGCACCGCTGGAACCGAAGACGCTCTGGAGCATTGTCTGATCCTCGGCGGTCATCCCTGCTTCGCCCGTCACGAGACGCCGCGCCATATCCGCCTGGGCAAACATCATCAACGGAACACGATCGCGTCCGCCGAGCTCCACCATCTTATCGAGCAGACGACGGTAGGCACCGTCCTCCGGTCCGTTGATTGCGGGAGCCAACACATCGCAACCGAATGCGAAGGCGACGGGTGCGGCGATCCATTTGCAGATATCATCGCCGTTGCCCATAGCGAGGTCGCAGACGGTGGATCCCGCCGTCACGAGACGGCGAATCATATTCCGTTTCACGTGGTCGTGGAAGTTCCGCATACACTGAATCTTGAGCGCATCGCGACCCGGTGTACGGCGTCCACCCACGGATGACGCAGCGACCAACGTATCGGGTGCCGCGCACTGGACGATGCGTCCCGTCCGCACAGCATCCTCCGTGACGGGATTATGTATGGATGTCCAGATAGAATTGGCGACCCAGTCGGCATTCATCGTGCCGCCTTTGCGACCCTTGCCCGCCTGCTGCGCGAGCCAGCGTTCCGTCTTATCGTGGCGGACACGTACGGGTTCCCAGCGCCACCCCGGTGCTCGCTCCGGATGATACGCCATCTCCACGATCATATCGCTTTGTATGACATCGCCGGCCTTGGAACGAATCACATCCGTATTCACGTCGAGACCACTGCTGCTATCCTGAACTGCCACAAAGCAGACCGACGCCATCGGATCACGGGGCTCTACGGGACGGAATTCGACCTCCCGCCATTCGCCTTCTTCGAGGGACTGCGGCAAAGCCTCGGAGCCGAGAACAGTGATCCGCGGATCCGCGAAGGCTCCGTCGCGATTGCTGCCAACAAAGAGGCGCAATGTCTTGAACCGCACTGTCTGACCTGCATCCTCACGATACTTCGTGCCAATCGTATCGACTCCCGAATCGCGTTCGCGATCGACGAGCACCAGGAAATCAATCGTGTTCTCGTGCGGCGGCTTCCACTTGAGCTGTTCGTGCCACGTTCCGCGCCCGAGAGGCAGTGGCATCGAATTCGGTGTGAAAATCAGTCCGTCGGTGGTGTAGGGCGCCGACTTCGCATCTTCGAGAGTGGCCGACGCACATTTCACAAAGATCTCGGAGCCGGCAGTACACGGCCGGAATGTCTTGACACCGATTTGTAAGTTCTCCTCAGGCGGCACACGGCTCACACGCTGAGTCGCAGTTCCGAGAGCGCCGACGATCGCCGTCATCACAGCGTGTCTGGTCGCACCGGCGGAAAGCATATCGCCCGCAATCATAAACGGCTCTCCCGTGATGCGCGTGTCGCCTTTGTTCGCAAGAATATCGAACGCATAATAATGACTGACACGCTTACCGGCGCGATTGCGTCGGATCCATTCTCCATCGAGGACTGTGCCGGCGACAGCCTTATCGGCTTGTTTGCCCGTGGCGTAGACACGACCGCCACCGTCCACGAGAAAGATATTACCGTTGTCGGCGACGAAGAGAGCACAACGGAGACCATCGGCTTTGTCAGTCACGTTGTATCCACCGGGCATAGTCCGGAGATTCGGTACGCCGGGTTCGGCCTCGGACTCGACCAACATATTGCGGCGTTCCAGAGTTGCCGGCTGCGGTCCAGGATAACGGAAGGGACCACCACCACCACCATTACGACCTCTGTTCGAACCACCACCAGGAAAACCAGAGCCAAAGATCCCACCCAGAGATGCTCGCACGTAGTCCTCTGCAGACCGACTCACCAGCACAAACGAGCGCTGTCGGCCCTGGAGAAGCCAACTGATTCCCCGCAGCAAGTGGGCCACGGCGGTCGCCGCCTTGGTAGAATCACGGGGCGCGGTCACCTCCACTTCGGCCTCGTAGCGTGGCGGCTGCGTCGTCACCCGCGCCTCCTGAAAGGTGCGCGCCGGTTTTCCCGCGTTCTCGCGAACGATACTAACATCGAAGCGAATCGGAATGCCGCCCGGTGCGACGAACTCGAAACGCTGGATATTGCGGAAATGTTTGCCGAGTTGATCCCAACGGGCCAGTGCCTCCTTGACACGGGCGTCGTCGGCGGCCAGCGGAATCTCCCGCTTGAGTTTGGCCTTCACAGCGTAGCCATTGAACGTCACGGGCTCGGCGTCGGCCACGGCCTCCTTGAGCATAGCCACGAACGGCTTGTCGCCGATGCGGTTGTCACGACAGTAGGCCTGAATGACGCCGGCACCTTCGAGTGTTAGCCGGATATCGTTTGACAAACAAATGTTCATCTTGACAATCTGGGGAGCCTCCCGCATCCCAAGACTCCGGAGATATTGAATAACGTCTTGCCAACCGGTCAGATCCAGATTCAACAGCATTGCCTCTAGCTCCGCACCAGGTGTGGTCTTCCATATTTCACCAAGACGTTGGAGCCCGTCGTTCTCTGTTCGTCGTAAATCCATCGTACTTCCTTATTGTGTACGGCGATTTGGGGGGGTCACCTTTGTTTGTTTTTCGCCCGAATGAGTAGAGAATGGAGGATTTACAAGAAAGATTCAAGGCTGCTCAAACAGAATTAGACAAAAATAAAGAAATGAATATAGAAGCATTTAAAGCTATTGCTGATAAAAATGTACTCCGCTATAGTGGGACAGATAACACTGTAGAAAATCGTGAACTACCTTTAATTGGTTTGGCGATACTACAAGGAAATATGCCTGCTATCCAGGCTATGATTGAAAATGGATATCAAACAGAATGGACATTACCATTTGGTGAAGATGATAGCGAACAAACTGCCTATGATTACGCAATTGAGAACGCACTTGAGATTGCTAGAGATAAGTTTGCCATGTTAAAACCGGCGGCGGGTGGCAACAGGAAAACCAGAAAAACCAGAAAAACCAGAAAAACCAGAGCAAAAAAGTCTAAGAAGGCAAAGAAGTCAAAAAAGTCAAGGCGTCGTCATTGATTCCAACAGTCTCCTGTCCGTTGAGAGATACGACCAGTGTTAGCCAGTGCAGCCGATTCCACAGAACCGTCCGTCCACCGGTCTTTGGCTGATCCGCGCCACCTGGAAGAGCCGCTATCCGCTCCTGAATATGGGCCACGGTCTGCGATCCCGCTGCCGAAATCGTTGCGGCAGGAATCCACGTGATATCACCGGCTTTCTCCAGAAGGGCCGGCCACGTCGCACCCGAGACTTTATAGCCAGTCGACATCATAATCCGTCCCGACAAACAGTTGAATTGTACGACCTCTGTAACTTTAGAACCAGAAGCCGGTATGACCGTCACAGCCTTGTGCTCCGGCCACCACAGAGCCACACGGAGTCCTCTCACCACACAGATATAGTCCATTAGAAGAGCCGCGCGTTTGGTTCCTCTGATAGCCTCAAACGCATCTGGAGCCGGCTCTCCGCCACCCGCGCGCACCCTGAGATCCTCTTCTAGATGTTTGCGCACCCAACCCCGCACACGTCCATTATGTTCCTTCCAGGCGGACTCCGACTCGTGTAGAAGCCACAATGCCTCCTCCATTTCCATAGAGCGCCGAATCGGTGGTGACGCCGCGCGATACATCGGATCACGGACCCACAGTGATAGCGCCACTCCGTCCAATACGGTCATAGAGTCGTCTTCGGTCCAACCGGGCAGCCATTTCAGCTTCGCTTCTCCGGAAGGAAGCGCCGCCACACTTGCAGATGCCGCACCTTCTCCAGAGAGACTAACACCTCTCTGGGGATTCAATTTGATCGCCGTTTCGATTTCGGCCCAGGATACATTTACGTGTGAGCCCATTCATTATATATAGAGGACCGGCCTTAGGTATCAAGCTGAGCTCTCAAGCTCAGAAGCCCGTTTCTCAAGTTCCGTATTGTTCTGTTTTACAAAATCGCGGAACACCAACAACTCATCAAACACCTCCGTCGATATCTTACACAAATCAAAGAAGACGCCGCTCCGATTCTCGCTGACGACGACGTTGTTTTTGCGTAGGATCCGGGCGATCTCAATGAATTCTGACCGGGACATCGTTTTCAGCGATTCACAGAAGACTTTGCGACGTTCATATTCGGCGGTGTCCATAACTGCTTCTTGGATCGTTTCCTCTATCGGGATGTAAACGCTTTGGCTTCTTCCTTCATAAAATCAACGACTCAAATAGAGTGTAAATGAAATATATCTTGCTGTTTTGCGTCGTCGCCCTGTATATATTCGTAACTACGATATATTCCAAAGGGGCATATGAAGGTTTTGCCCCTGTCCCACCCAGCTGCCCACCAGTTCCTGCGTGTCCTCCAATCCCTGCCTGTCCCAATCCGATACCTAAAATAGCCAAAGCCATCGACGCCGCGAACAGCGATATTTTAAAACGCCAGGGTGAAATCGGTTGCGGTGGCCCCCGTATAACGGATCCTCTATCACCAGAAATGTCAGCAACTCTTGCAGGCAAAGTGGGCCAATGCTACGAAATCAACTATGTCAAAAATACGCTCTTGAAAAACATCAGTGACTCTTTAAAATAATAGATCTAATAAAATAGAGAATTCCGATGAAACACACAAAGGCGTTCGTCGTTTTTCTGTTAGGCATATTTGTTGTCGGCGCGGTAGTTTACGCAACAACATCTCAGGATCTCGAACATTTTGCGGGTGAAGCGGCTGGTAACACATTGGTTGGAGTAGTTAAGAATGTTAATAAAGAGTTGGATGCCAATGCCACCCTATATCGTTGCGCTGACATTATTGGAAAGGGCGTGGTTACTACGGAAACATCCGCAAGCGATGCAGAGAAATTCGGACGCTGCAGCATTATTATGGATTTCAAGAATCGTCTGTTTCAGAAAGTAAAGGATATTGTCGGCGGCGTCGATTAGTTCTAGACAAGATACGGATTCTTGAGAGCGAGACCATCGCGGATAACAAAGAGCACATTTATAAGACCCCGATGGCGCGTTGTAAGACGAACAATCAGAGGCGATCCCGACTCAACGCTGAGATCCACGTGGGTATTCGCGTGCATCATCCGGAGACAGTCGAAGCGATAGTCGGCATCCGCAACAACGGGATGTGTTAGTTCGATGCGGAACCAATCCGTATCCGGGAGTGCTAGATGTTCGCCTACGGCATAATGCGTAGAGCCGCCGCTTTCGAAGGAAAAAACTTTCTTGGCCCCGTCGTCGTGTAAACTACGGCTTACAAGAGTGCTCCAATCACAATGACGATTCACGAGTTTGTTTGTCTTAACAAAGTCCTGAATAAAAAGATCTATGGTATTCATTCGTGTTCCTGTTTCGGTTACGCAACTTCTGTTGCGGCTGGTACCGCGATTTCTTCTGGTTTTTCTTCTGGTTTTTCTTCAAGTTCAATCATATCCTCTGCTGTTATCTTATCATCGTCGTTCTTGCCAGCCGCTGCTGCTGGAGCAAGACCTTCATAGAGACCAACTGCCTGAATGAAGGCATCATTGACCTGGAAACGCGATCGCAGAAGTTTTACGTGGATACCCTGTCCCACTGTGATTGCGTCGAATTCCGTGTTTCCAATATGTAAGTCACGGGGAATCAAGATGCGCATCGCCTCACGGACACGTCCATCGTCGACAACTAGGGCGTAGGCGCCGAGTTTGTTGACTTTCAGAATCCGGGCATCTACGACCTGATCCGCGTGGGGCAACAGACACAGGAGCTTGAGTTTGCAGTGGAAGATGAAATCTCCCGTGAAGCGTCCGTGTTCGGCCTGTCCCATCGATCGGGCCAGAATCTGCGTTGAGCCGGGGCGGACATAACCGTGGGTGCAGCAATGGCCTTCGAGCCTCTTCTTCATCTTGGAAAGAAGGAAAGCGTCGATATCTTCGGCGGCCTCACGGAACTCCGTAGGATTCAGGGATACCCGTTGATCAAGATATACGGGCTTGAATAACGGCATACGTATTGCGGCCATCCACTAATGTGGGTTCACCTTTTGTTAAGGGTTTTTGACCGGCAACGGAGTTGCGTCAAAAAAACCCGACTCTGACACGCATTCTGCTGTTAAGAAAATTGTCTAAGTTTTCTGGACCTCGACTTGGATCTCCTGGTTTTCTTGGATCTCCTGGTTTTCGACCGACTGCGGCGGCTACCACCTATAATTGGATCCAAACCGTTTATAAAAATTGTTACATCATTTATATCTTTTGAAGGATAGTCAAGCATAAAACCTTCAATCATACGCTGTTTATTCCTACGAATACAATCGTTAAAATCTTTTTCAGGTCTGTCACAACTATTCACAAAGTCTTTGAATGTCTGCACAATATTTGACTTATCACCCGCAGTTAATGCCATTCCTACTTATTGGCCTCATTTCTTTCCACCGGTGCCCTTGAGGCCCGAATACGACGATTCAATGGCCGACAGAAACCAGCGTTTTCCTGCCAAGCGCCGCGCATCAAACAGACGTGTGAGGAATTCCATATACAGACAGAGTGGTCGCTGTGTCAGATCCAACATATGAAATGGGGGGCCAAGCTCATCGGCACCGAACTTTGTACCTTTCGGCACCGGCACCCACGACTCATCGTCATCCGGTATCATTCGCGCGGCCATATCAGAAGCCCGTCCTGCCTCGTGAAGCAGCTGGACACGTGGTTGATGTTCGCCCATATTGGATACCGTTTCACACACGGCGCCAATCGAACTCTTTTTTATTGGTTTCGTGATATCGAGTGTCTTGAACACGGTCTTCCCATCTTTGGCGACGATGAATCCGAACAATGATCCAGTCTCTTTCAGATACTTTATTGGAGTAACTCCCATCCGCGCACCGATCAACTTCACTACAGTCGACGGACAAGGAGAGAAGTCCGCTTTTGCTCCTCTGCAGAAATACTCTACACCACCTTCCTCTGGATTAAAAATGCGATACAGGTTGTACTGGGGGCTCGTAAATATATCTTTATTAAGTGCTTCGCGGAGTGTTCCTTCATCAGTGACGGCCGCCTCAAGCAGGACTTTTTGTTCGGCAAATGTGGCCATCTTGTCGAACCACCAGCGGAGCGCAACGGGGCGCACCTCCGGAATATCGGCGTATCTTTTGAATATCCAGATCCAGAGCTTGTTCGTTGCGGGAATCTTCTTGGGCAGAGGTCCGAGACCCTTACTGTCAACGAAGGCCGCCCATTCGGACCATTCTTTAAAGATCTCACCAACGGCAGGGACAGGAACAGAGGCAGAGCCAGAGCCAGAGACAGAGCCAGGCACAAGAACAGGAGCAAGTCCAGGTTCCACTTCTTCAGAACGCGCTAATACCGGCAGACGCGGAGTCATATAATGCCGCCCCAACTGAAACGCCCGCGCATAGCGCATCGTCATCGGAATATCAGAGTCTGTGATATCGGCCGGTTGAAATACTAGAAAACCCGGTTTCTTCACGAGAAATCCCTCCACACCATCGGGTCGACGCAGCTTGAACCGACGACCATCGATGAGCTCCATCAACGCATTGGAGGCAATCTCCCACGGTAGATCCCTGAATATTGTCTGGATCACCGATTCCGGAACGAGCACCTGATCTTCAAATTGTTTACGAACCAGTGCCTGTTTGGCGAGAACTAGGCGCCGTGCATCAGCTATACCGAACGTAGTCATATCGATCTTGAGAGAATCGGGCGGAACCGTTATGGCACACTTATGCGCGCATCGCTGATAGTCGCAATACGTGGTGTAATCCTGATCATTGATGCTGTATCCGTCCATTTCGCGGCCTTCGGCGTCGAGCGATTTGCGGGAACGACCCTGTGAGTCAATTTGGACACGCGGAGGGAGTCCGGCGAATGTGATGGCTTCCATTTCGAGATTACAGTCCCAGGCGTGCGTTTTAAGGAGGCGCTGGACTCTTCCCACCATCTGGGCCTTTCCGATAGCGAGACGATAGGCATACATATCGGCGGTTTCGAAGGCAGGGCCAGCGGGCGACTCTGGGACTCGAATCGCGTGTAAGAAGATCTGACAGTTGTTGAGCGACATCGGTGGTAGCCCCTGGCGCTGTTCGATCGCGCGAAGCGCCGTGTGCGAACAGTAGCGGATTGCGCGCCCGATAATCTGATCTGTGCGATTCAAGTGATACCAGGAATCCATAATGTGCATCTCACGGATACATTTGAGATCGAGACCCTCTGAGGCCACTTGTGAGCCGATAATGACCTTGACGTTGGCGCCGAGCGAACCATCATCGGAAAGCCAGGTGGTTGCTTGACGAACAAGTCCGGCAAAATTGGGACTCAGATCATCTTCGGATGTTAGCAGAACATAGCACGCGGGACTGAATGAATGGTTTGCTGCTGGAGGTCCAGCAGGATGACCAGCAGCGGTGGATCCACATATTGCGCAAATAGGAGCAACAGGAGCAACTCCTGTCAGTAACGACGAAATGCGTCCATCTGCCAGACGTCGTTGGAATCCCGCGCGCTCGAGCGCAAAGGCAATCGGCAACGCGCCCGCCTTGATATAGCGACTGTAGACAAAGCTGATTCCTTTTGCGGAACTAATAGATTCCACGATCCGGTGAATTTTAGGCGCGTGGGCCTTCAGAGCTTCTCCGCGGAATACCGTATCCACGTCGAATCCTTTGGGAGCAAAGACACGCAACTTGTGTCCGGTACCAGTGACGGTGCTCCGTGTAAAAAAATGGTCGAAACCGCCGCCGCCGTACATAGAATTGGGATAACAGATATTTCCTATCTGCATACGCTGGTCCAACATAGCATCGACGCGGATTACATCTGGCTCTGGTTTTTCTGGCTTTTCTGGTTTCTCTGACTCTTCTGATGATTCTGACTCCTCTGATGATTCTGCCTCTTCACCTGGACCAGCTTGGCCCCGCGCCGTCGCCGCGCGCAGTTGAACTTCCACCGGCGATCCTGGCATCGGCTCTGTAAACACCAGCGGCAACGCATTCAGTGCCGCCGTATCTTCCTCATTAAGAATAACCGGATTCTTGGTAGCGGAGACCGCCGGCCACATTGACGCCGGTTTCGTTCCTTCGGTAACCGGATGCATCCGCAGTGGAAATGTGTACGGATTTTCACCCCGCATATAACTCACATAACGCCGTGCGAACTTTTCCAGGAGCTTCGGTTTTAGAAGTGCGCCATCCTTTGTAAAGATATCGCTCACGACGAGGGCGGCTTTCGTCGATTTCGCGTCATTCATTATCAGATAGTTGAGAAGCAATATGATCTCTGATGCGAGATTGTACATAGGTGTGGCCGTCATCAACACAATGCGAAGTCCCTCTGCGTTCACAACGATTCGGCGCAGATACGGATTGAGCGCCTTGCCACCCTGATTCTCAGCGGCTTCGCCTGATGCGACAGCATCACCAGAGCCAGAAGAACCAGAAGAGCCAGAACCAGCCGCTAAATCACGCAGATTGTGGGCCTCATCCACAATGATCAAATGATCTGAAAACAATCGGCGCAACACCTCATTCTCAGCGGCCAGACGTACATCCGGATCTGTAAGTACCATCGGCACATTCTTCTTCAGAGTCCGTTCAATCCAATTCGCGAAGGCCTGGTAGCCCGTCACGGTATAACGATTTCGCCGATCCTCCTCCAGCTTATAGGTCACGGCCTTGATGTCCGGATTATGCAGTAGACCGAGGCGCTCCAAATATGAGAGTCCCGTACACTGTCTACTCAGCCACTGGCCAGCATCAGAGTCCCAGGTCAGCTTCGACGGATCAACGACCGTACGTTTATAGTTCTCTTTGAGCGCCTGCGGAACTAATACGATCACTTTGTTCGTCGGTGTAGCCTCCAAGAACTGTTCGGCAATCGTTACGGCGGCGCACGTCTTGCCTACTCCCACACCGTGAAACAACAGAAGTCCCATATACGGTGTCAGCGGATGCATAAATCGACTAACAAGTCGTTGAACGGGTGTCAGTTCAAAGACGCGTTCGGCGGCGGCGGAGGTACACGGATCCACGTCACCATCGGTGATGCCGGCGGCAACGGCGCGGGCCTCGTAGAATTCACGCTTCTGATACAGGCGGGCAGCGAATTGCGGATCTTCCTTGTCGGGGTATAGCCCGGCCATCTCTTCACGGGCCTGCATCGCAGCCGATGGCCACGCCGCGGCTCCTTCGGTCTTTTCGCGATCCATTAGAGCCGTAACAATGCGATCGCGCACTTTCGGATCCACCATATCGGGATTATCCCACGCTTCCGATATAAGTCGGGGAGTCGTCATTTCACGATAAATCTGCGAAAAATTAGTCTTGCTTTTCTGACTTTTCTGACTTTTCTGACTTTTCTGGGGTTGACTCATTAGTCTCTCTGATTTAGGACGGCAATATCATTTTAGATGCGGTCTCCAATACAGCGCGTTTTTCTGCGTTGTATGGTCGGATAAGTGTGAATGCAGCTTCCAAAGAACACCATCGTACGTCGCTTATTTCGCGGCGTTGGTCGATATTCGTTTCATCCATTCTGACCTCTAGAGAGGCGGGTGCCTCGGCCAACCAGTAGCGATGGCGATAGCGAATACCGTTGCTGCCGCTGTACTCTTCGAGAAGTGGTGGACCCGACAGAATACGGAGATGCTCTTTGCGAACACCGGTTTCCTCCCAGGTCTCCCGAAGAGCACAGGCCAGCTCTGTCTCAGTGGAGGATCGTCGGCCTTTGGGAAAACCCCATTCGGGTTCGGTCCACGCGGTCGTTGATGCCTCGCTACAGGAGGCAAGGATACCGCGTGCGCGCAGCAAATCGAATTTCGCCTTGGATTGATCGTATTCGGCCTGATAACGACGCGATGCCGGTCCATTCCAGAGTTCGCGCCACAGATCGGCGAAAGCCCGCGTCAGCAGCATCTCACGTTCTACCAACGTGGCCTGATCGACGAGTGTTTGGATACCGGAAATATCACGCAACTCGTATTTGCCGCGCATTATCTCAATGAAACCGATACTCACGCGCCGGCGAATGAGAAGCCATTCGATCCCTGTAGGCTTTTCTCCTGTAGGCTTTTCTCCTGTAGGCTTTTCTCCTTTAGAGTCCAGTCGTCGGAATGCTAGAATACCGAGCGACGTGATTGGTTCGCGACACTCGCGAAAGAAATGACCGGTTTTTCCACAGTTACTACACGCCGATGACATTGGGGTCCCTTACATAGGTAAGCCATTCTGGCGTTTAGGTTGACCCACATAGCTTTCTTGACAAATAAGTAGAGGACCCACACAATGCATCTGCCGCCCGAAATATGGGGACCAATGTTTTGGAGCACACTTCACATTATCAGTCTCGCATACCCGGAAGAGCCCACCTACGCCGAAAAGCGCGCAGCCAAAGAATTTTACAATGCTCTGGCTCATCTGTTACCGTGTCCCGTGTGTCGCGAACATTTCCGCGAAGTTCTCAAGGGTCTGCCGATCGACTCGTGGCTAGACAAGAAAGGTACACTCACAGAATGGGTCTGGATGGCTCACAATCAGGTCAATAAACGTCTGGGGAAACCGGAGGTCTCAATGGCTGATTTCTATCAGCGGTATCGCGAAATGGCGGATCGTGGTCTACCGATTCCGCCTTCGAGTCCCACCGCGGAAATCACGGATGCGGCCGTCACGGCCGCCTGGATGCACGGCGCTCTAGGTGCTCTCGGCGCCGTTGCTGTTATCGGCGGCGTCGGTGGTCTCCTCTGGGCTTCTTACCGGAAGTGAGTGCGATGATAAAGGGCCATCTGGCTCGTTGAAACGGGAAGCCGTCGGCCAGTTCGACAACGTATTTGTTAGCATATCGAGGATATATCCTGTATTCTCTTTCAGGGAATCCACACCAAGAAGCAACGTCGGATAACCGGGCACAAAGAACTGTACACTCTGAAACGGATCTTCATCAAGTGTAAGAAGTGTAATAGTACGATAAATATAGGCTATGAATTGAGCATAACTCACGGTTAAGAAATCCGTAAATGTATCGTATTTATTACGTTCCGAATAGGCGAGGCGCAGTGAATTTTCTCCGATCTTATTCACTTTCAGAATATCGTCGCTTCCTGAGTTAGCCACCGCGCCTTTGCGAATAAAGCGAATCTGAATTTGGCGATGGCGAGGCATTAGTACATTTAGACGATGGTCTGTTTAGCCCCCTTGGTTTTTACCAGATTTCCTGTGTCCTCATTAAGGGACAATGGTCAAAGGTCACATCAAGGAGATCGATGTTAAGGCGGTGGCCTCTGATGCAGACTTCGCCAAGAACGAAGGCAAGTTCTTCGATGCCAAAGATATGCGTATCTTTAACGAAGATGTGGATGTGTATGCGTTGGCCCATCCGGATGATGTGGCTGCGGGCAAACCCGCGCGCAAACTTCTGCTCAAGCTCCGCAAGGGAGTTTTCAAGCCCGAACAGATCCAGGCGGGATGGGATGCGTTCCGACTTCTTGCAATTCCGAGTCGCAATCGTGGAGCGGCAGCCGGTCCCATCGATCTCAAAGGCGTCTACTGGAGTCGGCGCAAACCCGTGGAAACCACGGGCTGGTCTACCCGATATATGCAGAACGGCAAACCGAGCAAAATGCGCGTCAACAACGTGGTGGCCAGCGGCGTCATCGGCAACTACGAAAAGACACCGTTCCTTGGACAGCCGTGCCGTCTCACCGGTTACACCCGCCGTGGACTCAAACAGTATATGCACGGAATCCCATTCATTGAGGCGATCGACTCCGAATTCAAGGAACTCGTCCCGGAAGCACATAAGAAACAATTGGCCGCTGTGTCCAAGAAACCGATGTATCAGATCGCCGACACGGCCTTCAGCACTCTCACAGTGAATATGAATTTCCGCACGGCGCTCCACAAGGATGCCGGTGACTTCCAACAGGGATTCGGCAATCTGTCAGTCATTGAATGGGGCCACTATCAGGGTGGCGAGACGCTGTTTCCCCAGTACGGAATCGGCATAAATCTGCGCACGGGTGACTTTGTTGCGATGGATGTCCATCAATGGCACTGCAATTCGGGCATTCAACAATCCGCGGCAGACAAGGCATACAATGAGGCGTTGCCCGATATTCGGACCCGCGACGCCACCACGGGTGTTGTCGGTAGCCAGGAGCGCTTCCAGCGGATTAGTTTCGTCTGCTATTTCCGTGAGAAGATCGCCCAATGCAGCGAACAGGCCACGCACGATTATTACCAGAAGATCGATTTCAATCTCAAAGAGGAAACCGCGAAGGCCAAACAAGGCACGTTGCCTTCGTTGCCGATTCCTGGGATCACGGGAACCTTGGAGGAAGCCAAGGCGGCCTTCGCCAAAGGACGGAGTAAAAGAACACGAAAAGGAACGCAAAAAGGAACGCAAAAAGGCAACGATCAAGGTAAACGCAAGACCCGAAAACGCAAACAATAATCAGAGAAAGACAAAATGAGCGGAATACCATTCCAGAATGAACTCCTGTTAGGCGGCGTCATTCTGGCCTGGATCGGATATGAACTCTATGGCCGCCACGCCCTAGAATGGCTGTCCGGATCAAGCACTTATGTTAGAATAGCGGGTGGTCTCGTCGTCATCGGCTATCTATACTGGCAGCTCAACAGTAATCCGGCGGAGTTCAATCAGACTCTGGGTCTAGCCAAACAGCTTCTGACACATCAATCTGGTTCTCCTGGCTCTTCTGGTTCTGGAACCAAAGAGAAACGCAACGTGAGTGGCCTCCTCAAGAAGAAGATCGCCGCCAGCCAACAATGGAAATGTGGATCCTGTGCTGCTCTGCTAGATGAGACCTACGAGGTGGATCACAAACTCGCCTTGTTCCAGGGTGGTACGAATGAACCCGACAATCTCGTCGCACTCTGTCCCAATTGCCATCGTCATAAGACAGTGGAGGAAAGATTAGGCGCACAAGAGTAAGGAATGTCTGATTGGGCTGCCAATGCCTTTAAAGGTATGTCAGAACGTCTGCCGATTGGCGATCTGGGCCAAGGCGCACTCACAACTGTCTATATACTGGCGATAGTGGTCGTGGTGCTAACGAGTGTCCTCGTCGCCGACCGATTCTATCCGTTTCTGCCGTCGAATCCGATGGGCGGACCGAGCTCACAGGCCCGCGACGTGAAACGATTCTGGAAAGACGCCACACCCTCATCCGAGAATCTCATTGTCCCGGCGACAGAATCCCCTACAATTCGTGCGGATATCTACACGGTATCGGTCCAGTTCGTCATCGGTGATTCCCGTACACCATCGCTGGGTCAGTTCCGCCATATTCTGCATCGCGGCGCCAATCCCTGTGCTCTGACTGCCACTGGTCCCGCGGGCATCAAACTCTCCGATCTACCACCGAACATCGAGCCCGTCTATAAAAACACGGGTCTGCCATCGACGATGAATCCGGGTCTCTTCCTGGACAAATACAAGAACGATCTTCACGTGTTTGTCCATACGCGGGGCCAGGAGAATAACAAAGAAGTACTCTGGCTGGAGTCCCTTACTGTCGAGGATCTGCCTCTGAATACGCCCCTGAGCGTCGGTGTCATCGGCAACGGTAAGAACATCGAGGTCTACGTGAACTGCCAGCTCTACAGCACCCTTCTGCTCAAGGGTACACCGTATCTTCCAACATCCGACAACCAATGGTTCGGCAAGTACTGCGCATTTCCTATGTTCGGCCTCGTCAAGAATCTCCAACTCTGGGATACGGCTCTTAACGCCGACGACTATCGGAGTATGTGCCGCTCTTTATCTCTGGGATCTATGGATATGCCGACGTGCCCTCCACCAGCCTAACATCTTGTGCCTAGAAGTTAGAGGATGGCATTTGGTGACGCATTCCATTTTGATGTCAGAAGCGTCGCCGGTCAGTACAATGATTCTATCATATGGCCCGCCATTGCTGGTGTAATTGGTCTCATACTAGTGGTGGTCATCATCTATGTCATCATACAATCATACCAAGGCGCAGCGACCAAGCTCGTGAAAGGCCCTATAAATCTGTTTGTTCCGTCATCGCCGGTCGTCATAGACCGCGATACGGTCGCCAAATCGATGCGCGCGAGTTATACGTTATCGTTCTACTTACAGATCGATGCTGTTCCCGATATGCGGGTGGCGGCCACTCCGCTCTTTACGTGGCCAGGTGTCTGGAATATGGACTACAGTCCCTCCACTGAACAGATGCAGTGGACATTTACCCAGACGCGGGATTCACCGAGCGTTCCGGCGAGTCCCGAGATTGTTACGCTGCCGCACGTACCTCTACAACGCTGGGTTCAAATAGTGATAGCCTTCGAGGGCCGTTCGGTGGATCTCTATGTTAACGGTGCTCTGGCAAAATCCGATCTTCTGAGGAATCTTCCGAGTTCGGCGAATTCATCAATCACGATTGTCCCGAATAATGTGATGGGTAAGCTTGCCTATGTCCAACTATGGCCCCGGCGTCTGCCCGTTCACGAGGTCGCGGCGAACTACACGGATACATCGGATTCGCAGGGTCGGCCCTTCCTGGGCCCGGAGTTTTTGAGTGTCTTCAATAATCTGAACTTTCCCAATCTCTTCTGTCCTAACGGCAAATGCGGCGGGTCGCAACCCACGTGTTCACAGGAGCAACGCTGGGAATTTCCATACGCATAAGTTAGAAGGATGAACCAGGCTACACAATTCTTACAGAATAATTGGAGCTTGTTGAGCACTGTGGCGTTCTTAGTAGTGTTCCTCATTGTCCTGTATGTCGTGTATACGTACTTGTATCCGGCGGACGATCCGAACTACACCCAGTTCCTAAATGATGAGATGGATGCGCGGAAGCCGATGCCGATCAAGGGCAAGGTCCCATCGATATTCACGGGCGGCGATTTCACGCTTAGTATGTGGATCTACATCGATGACTGGAACTATCGTGTAAGCAATAGCAAATTCCTGTTTGCTCTTAGTCCCCCTAATGTATCATTTTTAACTGTGAGCCCGATAGTGGGTGTCCTGACTCCCCTGCAGAACGGCTTACAGGTGCGCGCTAATGTGTTAAGCCCTGGACCTATCTCCGCAACAGCCGCGGCCACTCCCGACATTACCAAGGAGTCCAACCTCCAGAATTTGATGAATCAGCAGACATCGATGCAGATGTTCAGCACCACGGTGACGGATGTTCCCTGCGATATCAAGGAGGTACCTCTCCAGAAGTGGGTCAACATAACCATCGTCAGCAGCGGCCGTGTTATGGATATCTATATGGACGGCAAACTGACACGCAGCTGTGTGCTTGACAATGTTCTGAAAGTACCGACGGGAGAGCTGAAGCTGCGTCTGGGTGAAAACGGGGGCTTCGGTGGACGCTATTCCGCGGTCCAGATGTGGAATCAACAGCTCACTCCCGATGTCATCTACGGTATCTACCAGATGGGACCCTCGCAGACGAAACACGATATCTTTACGGATATCGCCAAGTGGCTCGGTCTCAACGTCAATTTCACAGGCGTGTCCTCCGGTATTACGCCGGCGCAGGCAACGTGCAATGGTCCGAACTTTTTCACACAGTACGAAAACGCGTATCAGCAGGGCGGATTCGGTGCGATGATGTACCAGGGCGGACAGACGCTTCAGGGCGCCGCCAGCTCCACATACAACTTCGCCGCGAATATGTAAATAGATCACCAACAAAAAGTCATCGTTGAATAGAATGGTGTCTGTGGCAGACTTATATAAATACACGCTAGGGACATCGGCGATTGCCCAGCTCTTCCAATTGTTCGTTTTTTTCTGGCTGTCGTATATCGTACTACGATCCGGTAAGGATATGTTGGAAGTTATCAGCGTTTATTCACAGTCGACAACGGATTTGCTACCCTATCTGTATGACGGTCCGCAGGTGGTTTTCCAGAACCCGAACCAGAAGGGATCGAACACGATTTATCCTTCCGTGAATGCTCCCAGCGGTCTCGAATTCTCGTACAGCTGTTTCCTTCTGATCAATAAGGCGACATTCCAGGGTTCGGATAATTCTCTCCGACACGTGTTCCACAAGGGATCGTCGAACTACAAGCCCCTGATGTGCCCTGGTGTCTATGTACGCAATAATGACAATTCGTTAGTGGTCTATATGAACGAGGCGGGAAGCTGGAACACGTATTGTGAGCTTCCCAATATGCCGGTGGGCAAGTTCTTCCATCTGGCGATCGTCGTCCGTAATATGGATGTGGATGTCTACATTAACGGCAATGTGGCGCATCGTATGAAGCTCAGCACTATCCCGAGACAGAATTTCGGTGACGTGTATGTCTTCAAGAATGAGAGCTACAGTGATGCGGCCTATTCTCCCGATGATCCGTTCAAGGTGGCGGGTGCCGCGAGTGGTCTCATTAGTCGTCTGACCTATTCCGGCTATGCGCTGAACTACGAACAGATCGATCGGATGGTGCGCGCTGGTCCGTCGAGCCAGCTCGTGTCCGCCACACAGAATCTGCCACCGTATTTGGCCGACAACTGGTGGGTGTCTTATTATTCGGCTTAAGATAGAGGGGGATGACTGGGTCAGGAACACGAAAGGCGTGTAAGACAAAGATAAAACGGAAAACGTGTAGAGGTTTCGGTGGTCGGCGTTATGAGTGTCCGTTAAAGCTCCGGCGGTCTGATGTGGAAATATACGCCGGTGCAGTGCGCCAGAAAAAGGGATGGGTGTCCATTGGCGCAGGCCAAATTTATTTGAGTAAAGATTATGGACGAACGGCTTGGTATTTGAGCAATATGGAACCGGCAGAAAGACCGACAATACGGTTCAACGATGACACACAGACTATCCGTGTAAATTCCTATAAAATTATTATTAAGCACTGTGCGCATTACAATCGCGCCAAGGAAATCCTGACACCGTTTCTCTGAAACGGGAGTTACGTTCTATAAACAAAGCGGAGAATCATCCACTTTGTTTAGAGGAGAGACAAATGCCAGGTGGTGGACAGATCGGAATTGTGGCCGTCGGTAACCAAAATCGCTATTTCAACGGTAATCCGGAATTCACATATTTCTACAAGGTCTATAAACGCTTCACCCATTTCAGCCAGGAAAGTGTTAATATTACTCTTGATGGCCCGAGTGTGATGGATATGGATTATGCAATACTACTCCGCGCGAAGATACCGCGCCAGGCCGATCTACTGACAAGTCTGACATTTGTATTCCAGATTCCCGATATCTACAGTAATATTTTCATTGATTTGTCGAACAATGTTTATCACACTCCGTCCTTCCGTTGGGTACATATGCTCGGTACGACCATTATTGATAACGTGTCGATCTTTGTGGGGGGATCGCAGGTCCAGAGCTTTACGGGAGAATGGCTCGCGATCCGTGCCGCCGCCGATTTGCCGATCGACAAGTATCTTATCTGGCGGAATATGATTGGTGATACTCCGGAGCTCAACAATCCGGAATGGGGCATCTTAGGAAAATCGCCGAATTATCCGTTTACGAAGGGCGAATATCCGCACAACGTGGCCGATGCGAATGCTCCGACTACAGGAGGCGGTGTCAGTATAAATGGCCGTGAGATCCGTGTTCCGTTGCCGTTCTGGTTTTCGGAGTCGTGGGGCAATGCGTTGCCGCTGATTGCTCTCCAGCTCCACGAGGTGGAGGTCCGCATCCAGCTCAAGACGCTCCGTGACATCTACAGGATTATGGATGACGTGTTCCAGGCGGAGCCGGTGCGTTATGGTCGGAAACTTCTATACAATTCGAATCTGCCGGTGTCGAATTCGGCTACAGATGCCGCGGGTAATCCGTTGGTCTCGCCGCCGCCGTTCGACAATCTGACACTTCAGGCCCAGTATCAGACATACACGGATCCTTATGGCCTGCCCCGGTATTACTACACGGATATTAATTCGAGAAATATTCCCAAACAGGATGGATTCACGATGAACGCGCATCTGGAGGGCAACTACATCTACATCACGGAGAAAGAGCAGGGGATTTTTGCGGAGCGGGAACTCACACACGTGGTTCACCAGGTCCAGCGGTTTTCATTTCCGAGTATTACGGCACGTGCTGTGTTTGACCTGGATGTCCACGGCATCTTGAATAGGATGATATTCTTTGGTCGGCGTTCGGACACTATTGAGAGCCGGAATGATTTCATTAATCTGAGCAACTGGAAGAATCTCAATCAGGCGCCGTATTGGCCAACATCGAATGCGGCGTTCTGTCCGAATTCGGGACGACTTCTGTCGTATGCACAGCGGGATGTTTTACGATCGGCGCGACTTCTGTTGGCGGGCAATGAGATGTTTAGCGAGAAGCCGGCGAACTATTTCGAGCTCCATACACAGTATCAGAATGCTACCGGGTCTGGTTCTTCGGGCATAAATCCGGGTGGGCTCAAACCGGATGACGTGATGGGACCGTTGTATAGCATCAATTTCGCGTTGAACGTGTCGGACCACAGTCAGCCTTCGGGCACGCTGAACACGAGTCGGATTCGCGAAGTCCAGCTGGAAGTACAGCCGTGGGATCTGGATCCGATGTCGCCGTTTGCCTTTGATTTCACAGTCTATTGTGAGACTCTGAATATCGTGAAATTCACGAACGGCATGGGTGGGCTAGGATTTGCGATATGATGACTGGCTGCGACAGCAGCCGCCCCTCTGGGGCAGCTGGAGTGAAATGGAGCGAAGCGTAATGAACGTAATCAATCGCAAAATCCGAACTAGGTTTCAGGTGCCCTGCGAAGCAGGGTGACTGCTGACGCAGTCAGTCGCCATATAATTTGTGAGTGAAGACTAGATCTGATGTCTAACTTTCCGAGTAACGCGTTTTCCACCGACCTGATCCTGTTTTGTCTTTCTTCGCGTAAACATTCCTCTAATAGCTGCCCCAGCCTTTCCTAACGCCGCCCCTGCCTTTCCAGCTACACTTCTAAGTCGATGTGCGGCTGCATTCGTAAATCCTCCTAATGATGTTAATAGTTCACCAAAACCAGGAGGAGTCTGACCGAGCCAAGCATATCCATCCGTGATACGTTGTGTTAGTTCAGCCTTGTTCGCTTTGAGGGCCGCAAGCATTTCCGATTTCTTCTCCGCAATTGGTTTCCGATAAAAATCGGCGGGATTCTTAGCATACTGTGGCTGATTCGCTACAAAGTGAGCCACAATATAAAAGGCCAACGGAAATTTTTGCGGTGTCATATTTCCACCAAATGCGTTGTTCATAAATATATTATCTTTACTCAATAAATACATTAACCAGGGGTGGATATCTATAACAGCATCACGTTCAAACAAATGTTTAAGCATCGTTGATTTTGCTATGTGTTCACCATATATTCGTTCTTTTCCTTTGGATGTGGAGCCGCCATAATTTATACTACTGTTCGTCATGATATAGAATATATTTGTAAAAATAGCTAGTTCTTTAGTTCCGTTAGTTATTCTCTGTTTAGTCATTAGCTCTATGGGGGCACCTTCTTCATTATATGCTTGAGATTTTTGGACTATAAGAATACAGATATTATTAATATCTTTTGGTGCACTGATAATAGCTTCTGTTGTAAATGCTTCATCGAAGGATTGTCTATCAAATTTCTCAATTGCGTAGATTATCTCATCGTCAGGGATAATTAAAAAATGAATAAATCGTGATATCTCGACACTAAATGGATATCCTCTTTGTTTGCAATCATATATAAATAAAGGAAATCCCGATTTTTTAGTAGCTGTACCACCTCTTAAAAAATTCGCAAATGCCTCCTTAATGTCATTTGATTTACTACTAGGTAGATGAAATATATCTTCGATAATCCAATCTAGTGCTTGTTTATGTGTGACTTTTTCTATCTGTTTATATCTATTCATTGATTCACGTATTTCTTGTATAAACTGTTTTTCCTCATTGTCAGGCAACGCCGGTAAACGTATGGATGGTATAACTCCCTGCTGAATAGATTTTAGAAAAGCGATAGCACGTCTTACCTGTGCTCTCCCACTTTCTGGTGGCATATCTTCACGCTCTTTTTCAGAATAGCCTGAGCATTGAGCTTCCTTATAATCAGGCAGAGTGTAAGGACACTCTACACCTTCACTAAGAGCCAGCATCTTGGCCGCTCCGCACGCAGCACGCAATGCCGCATTCACGTCCAGGGATTTACCGACCAACGCCATCTCCTCTACTATGGAGCCGCACATTCCTTAATCCAGTTCAGATCAAGAGGCAGAGCCAGAGCGAAACCCGTGGTCGCCGCGCGCTCATACAGACGTCCGTCTTTTGTGTTGCTCAGAGTCATCAGCGGCGCCGCTCCTACGAGTTCCTGGTTCTTGGCAACGGCCCGAGCACCGAATGCCTCTATGGCAGCGGCCTCCTGAGGTAGATCCGTAATAGAAGCACGGAGTGCCTCGCGCAGCCGATCCACCGACAGATATGGCCGACACGTGGCGCCCTGACGAATCATTTTGATCCGCTTACCGTTGAAGCGCCGTTCAAGTTCCGCGATATACTGGTTCACGAGAATCGCCGGGTCTGTTCGCCACTGTTGGGGCTTCATCGTGTTCAGAACATTGAAGTACTCAATCGCCTCCGACTCTGAGGCCACGTCTTTTTCGGTCACCACGACCACGAAATCCGGCTCACACAACGTTGTCAAGAAATGCTCACGGAGAATGGCGGCGCGATGTTGTCCATCGATCAGATATGCCTGTTTGACAAGCACGCCTGATGGATTGGGTTCCATACAGTTGATGATACGATAGCCGGAGTCGAGTTGCCGGACATCCTGTGTCTTCTTTTTAATAGCGGCGGCGTGTTCGGTATCCAGAATGCGGTTTCCTTTCCACACTGGCAAGGCGACGAGTTCGCGGGCGGACATTGTTCGGAGTACGGATCCATCGTGGAATCGGTGCATGGTCTTGTGTAGGTCAGGTATGGTATGAACCCCTTCACATTTTACCCGCCCTATAGTAAGGGAATATGGCCAAAACTCGAAAAGCCACAAAACCAGGTCGGTCGACTCTTTTGCTCCAGACCTTCTGGACTGGCAAGCCGCTATCGCGTATGGAGCGCGCAGCACTCCAGAGCTACGTAAATTGCGGTTACACCGTCACGATTTACACGTACAATCCGATGGATGAATTTATGCGACAGGTTCCGTCGAGTCCATACATCGTGGTTCGTGATGCCCGAGAACTTCTGCCAGAGTCGCAGCTCTTCCAGTACGCGGGGCGCGCGGCCGTAGGCAAGCGCGAAAACGCCTACAGCTATCTTCCCTTCAGCGATCTGTTCCGGTTCACGATGCTCCACAAGAACGGCGGAGCCTGGATAGATCTGGATATTTTTATGACGCGACCGGTGCCGACCTCGGTGCTCCGACACCGGTATGCGTTCAGCTCGGAACGGACTATACAGAAAGGTGCTTACAAGATGAAGATGCCCGAAATAGTGGATATGGGCTTCATCAAAGTACCCGGTCCCGGCTCCGAGCTCACGACGTGGCTTTTGGCGCATATTCCCACGGGTCTTCTGGATTTGAAGACCCCGTTCGATTATATGAATCTGTATCGGAAAGGCATCGCGACGCTCCATTTAGAGCGCTACGTGTTGCCGGCGAATGCTTTCTTGCCACTGAACTGGTGGGATGTGAAAGATTCTTTTGGTGCCGGCGCAGGCTTGGAAAACGCGTGCTACAAGAGCAAGTACGGTGTGGAGCCGTTTTGTGTCGCGCATCTGAAGAAGCCCGATGTGTATGGCGTACATTGGTTCCGTGCTATTCTGAGGAAGAAAGATCTGCCGTATGAGAGAGCTGCGAATCGTGTCGTGATGGACAATCTGTATGAACGAATGGTGGCCCAGATTGAGGATGACGCATCTCTTGCTAGGAACTCGTTGTAAACCTATTTAATTTCCACAAGATAGAGGAATGTTTAACGGCCGTGTCAATCTCGGCGATCGCAAAGGTGTTAGTGGTGCTGATAAGTTACCCGGATTCGACTATCGTGTTAAGATTGCGGAGTCAGAGACGACGGACGCAATTCGCGGCAACGTGATGCCCACACCGCTGAATCAGACATTCTTTAGTCCGGCCAATGTCCAGATTCTCCAGAATCGTCTACGGAGTGAAGTGTACAGTCGGTCGAATGGTGAATTCCTGATTGACGAACAGTCGGCGGATGAGCTGTTGACCATTATGCGGGCGATGTACCTCCAATATGGCAAGAACCAGCTATGTAACATCCGGGAGCAGATCGAGGATCTCAATACGATTGTTGCTCAGTGGGCTGTACCCCGTATTCTGTCAGAGTGTTCGATGCACAAGACGTACTTACACGATATCCAGCATATGCCGGTGCCGCTGGCACAGCCGATTCTTGAGACTCGGGCGGGTACAAAGTCGGCGTCTTTTGATAGATTTTTCTAAAAATCAATCGGTGACGTAAGAATCCATTGGTCTACAATAGATTCTTCTGAGCAAAGCGACGTAAGAATCCATTGGTCTACAATAGATTTTTCTGAGCGGTACCCGGATCTTTATTAAGTCGGTCTCTATAATAGAGGAATGGCTGCTCCAGTCACTAGAGAACAAGCATTGTGTGCAGCACAAGCTGCGATGAATAAACTGCTTCAGGCCGCAGGTGTTACGTGTGGCTCCGATGGAAAGCCAGTTATAACAGCAAAACCTACAGGTTCAGATACTCATTCTATGTTATTAAAATCTGCATCAGATGCTGTGAAGGCCGCAAATGTAGATGACACAACGGAAGAATTAGTCGCAGCCGCTGCCGCTGCTGTAGACAAATTTATTGCGTTTCCGGGTGCCAATAAAGAAGCGATAAAAACATTAAACACAGCTTTAGAAGAAGCTAGGGCAAAGTTAGCTCCGAAACTGGAGCTAGAAAGATTACTTCAAGAAGCATACAGCGCGGTGCTAGATCTAGAATTGGCACAGAAAGATGGGAGGGAATCCACTCAAGAAGAACGTGACGCGGCAAATAAAGCAGTCGCTGCTTATGAGAACGCCAGTGGTCACAATAAAGATGAACTGCGTAAATTGAAAGAGAATCTTGTTAAATCTCCATCCGTAACCCCTGGTCCTACAGATAAACAAGTAGAAGAGACTAAGAAGAAAATTGCTGATTTGAATGCTGCCGCAACGGCCGCAAATGGTAAACTAGAAGCACTACTCACCATAGATCCAACAACAAAAAACAGACAATTAGTTGATAGTCCACCCAATAGAGAAATACTTCAAGCAGCATTGTTAGCTGCAACTGAATGGAATACAGCAGTAAAGGAAGCTAAAGCGTCCAAGATAGAAACTGGAACTAATGATGCAATCACTTCTGCTGAATTAATGACAAGTATTAATGATATTAAACTAATTGGGAATGCTGACGCCAAAGTAATTAATGACAAACTCCAAAGTCAAACTGACACCCTGAATGGTTTTGTTGCTCGATTCAATAGTCTTAACGCAGCTGCATCCAATGATCCCCAGCTAGCGTTGGAGGAACCGCTAAAAAGTGCGGTAAAGGAAGCAACTGACTTCATAGGTACTTTAAAATCTGGTGAATATGATGAGGCAATTCGTACAAAAACGGAAGAAGCTATTGCCGGTGCAAATAATGTATTAGAAGATATAAATACCATGAAGGCTGAGAAGGCGGATGCGAATGCTAAGGCGGCTGCGGCTGCGGATGCGAATGCTAAGGCGGCTGCGGCTGCGAATGCTGCTAAGGCGGCTGCGGCTGCGAATGCTGCTAAGGCGGCTGCGGCTGCGAATGCTGCTAAGGCGGCTGCGGCTGCGGCTGCGAATGCTGATCCTGCTCTTACAAAAGCTGTTGAAAAAGCTAAAGAAGTTTTTAAAAGAAGAGCAAGTGCTAACACGGCACGGGTTACATTACGACAACAGATAGAAGCTGGGGAAGAAAAAAAAATGAATTATACACCAGAACAGCAAGAAAAAATTGAGGCTGCTGCGAATGCGTATACTAAAGTAGATAAAAAAAATAAGATACCGGAATACAAAGAAGTAGTCGACGCATATAACGCATTAGAAGCGTTATTAAATGATGCTTCTATACCAGACAAAACAAAAGAATTGTGGCGGGGTAGTTATGAGTGGCTTACATTTATGTATCCAAAGACAAAAGAAGGATTGACAACACTGCTACAATCATTCTCAACTCTTCCTATAGTAAAAACAAAAGTTACTACAGCTGAAATGCGTAGAGTGTATAATTCAATTGTAGATCAAATGGCACATGGCAATAGTATAACTCCTGAAGATAAGGAAAAATTAAAAGGAGATATTGAAAAGATTATTATAGAATCAGAACTTAAATCCGGCGGTCGCAGGCGAACAAGAAGCAATAAAAAGAAGGCAAGACGAAATACACGCCGGTCTTAGCCAAAGAACCAGAAAATCCAGAAAAGCCAGAGAACGAAAGAACCAAAGAACCAGAAAAGCCAGAGAACTAAAGAACCAAAGAACCAGAGAACCAAAGAACCAAAGCGGTAGCAACTTAAGCAGAATAACCAACACGTAAATAGATGTTCATTTTGCATTTATTTAGGTGGATCCAAATCATAGCGACCACAGTTTTTTGGTATGTCCGATTCTCTGGGTCTGAAGCAATGTTTTACCGCAAGACCCTACACCGTCTCCGCCAAGAGAACATCCTATTCACGAAAATCTTCCAATCCCTTGCGAACAATGCCAACCTTGATCTCGACGCCGATCTTCGCGCAGAACTCCGTCCTTATACCACGAACGCGTCGTATACCGAAGACGAAATCGATTACGAGGCCATCGACGAAGTCGAAGAGACCTACGGAGTCCGCCTGGATCGCCACGTGGCCAACAGTGGAATGATCGCTCTCATTTTCAATGGCACCGACTCATCCGGCAACCCGGTCATCCTCAAACTCAAACGCGCCGATATCTACAATCGTCTCCGCGAAGGCTGCGAGAATGTCGGCGCTTTTTACCGATGGGCGGCCTACTGGTGGCCCCGGCATTACATTGTCAAGGCACTCCGACCTTTTTTCCTGAATCTCAATGACATCCTGGAACAGTGCGATTTCGGTCGTGAGATCCAGAATATGACAGAAGCCCGTGAGGACTATGCCGATCTAGGATTTGTTCGTATACCCGCGGCCCGAAACAGATCCGGTGAATACATCCTAATGGACCGCCTTGAAGGAACTCACGTGATGCCGACCGAAACCAGTGAAGAGGATCGCCTAGCCATACTCTTCAAATTCAGTCTGTTCGTCGGATTCGGCTATGTTTCTAACGCAATCCAACACATTGACTTACACGCCGGTAATGTCTTATTTATGGCCGATGGTAACCTCGGAATCATCGATTTCGGCCTGGCTTTCCGATTTACGGATGACGAACACGATACACTCCTATCATTAGGCGAAATACTCCGTGGTAACCAAGATTTGGATGATGTGGATATCATTGACACCTTCAAAAATATCTTTGATCCTCCGTTCCGTACAGAAGATGTGGAGGATCCAGCTGCTTTTGCGGATGTCTGTCGCGAAATTATTCGCCCGCTGATCGATCATATGAATACATCAGATGTTGTGCTGTTAGAAAAAATCGAATCTATGAGCGCTCTAACAAACCGCGACGTTACAATGGCGCCGCATTTCTACAAAATACTACTGGGAATGGCGTGTATGGGCCAGCTCCATTCTATAATGGGACGCAACTACGATAATTACGAAATGCTGCGTTCAATTGAGTTGCGGGCTCTGAATCGCGCGTTTTTGATGGTTATTTAGTTAGGGCTTGGTGCGCGGATCTTCTGGTTCTGCTGCTGGCTTTCGCGAGCCCTTTTCCTGTTTCCATTTTTTGTAAAGATGGGAAAGAGGATATTTGTGTATGACAATATCTTTGTTTTGTAGAGGCAAACGAATAATAGACGATACATAAATATTATCAAGGATACTTATATCTGCTGGAGCTAATGCAATAGTCATTGTATTAGTAGTACTACCTCCTAAGAAATGTTCATCTTCAATTACAGCTGTTACATTTAATTTTTTTGAATTTTGTTTAAACTCAGGAACGAAAGATGGATGACCTAAATGTATTGTACGTATATATATTACCATTTCTTTAAAATCGTTAAATATCTCTTCATTATATGTTATGCTTTCTATTAGTGATGATCGAGAGTTGTGATTCGGAACCGGTGTATTCTTGAGCATACCAGCTTCAGTAATAATACTAAATATCTCTACTGGAGCAAGTGGTAAATGTGGAGATAGATCATTCATATTTAATGGTTTTGGTGTATGTTCGCAATGAAGCACCGTTCCAATCAGATCCGGATTCCACCGCACGAGTTCCTTGGGTGTAAATTCAGGATCATAGGCGGTGAATGCCACTAACTGTTCATTGAGCAGACGAATCTGTTCTTCTATTTCTACACGCGATGCCATTACTGCGACACAAGCCAAAAATAAAGTGTGTGTCAAATTTTGACCTTTGCTTCTTTATGCCTTGGCCTTTACCACACGTTTGGTCTTGGCCTTTACAGGCGCACCCGTCGCAACAGCCGTGCGCGCGTGTGCCTTGATCGCGGAGAAGGTCTCATACGCGGCACTGAAGACATCCAGATCCGCTAGCCACAGATCCTCAGCTGACTTGGCAGCGAGCTCATCCCGCGTTGCCCTAACAGCAGCGAGCTCCTTCTCCAGCTCCACGATCGCAGCCGCCTTCAACCGGTCTACACGCATACGAAGCAAGTACTCGTAGCCGTGGAGACTATCACCAGATCCAGAGAGAGCAGGCAAGTCCAGTCCCCGCAGTCCAGCAAGCAGATCAGCATCCTCTGCATTAGCGACCACGAGCTTCCCGGTCACCACAGCCCGCACGAACCGCACCCGCGCATCTAGCTCCTGAGCAAGTGCGTCCAGCCGTGCGAGTTCACTGGCCTTGCGGCTCACGTAGCCACCGATACGCTTAACATAGAACGACTCCAGAATAGCACCGGCTGATCCGAAACGCCTGATGTGTCCGTCGCAATCGAACGCCACCATATTCGCCAACGAAGTCGAATTCACCAGACGGAACTTCTTCTCAAACTCTGCGGGAAATGTCCGCGCCTCGTGAAAGTAATCGCCATCCAACGTCAGCACGAACTCTACATCGACATCATTGTAAGCCTCCTGGAAACTCTTAATGAGCCGCGCTGCAGAGGCGACCTCCGACTTGGATTCACCAGCAGAAGAGCCAGAGCCAGCGACCAGATCATCCAAGAATGCCTTGTAGTCCTTGGTCCAGATACCCACCGGCAGCTCCGTAATCCGAACACGATTCGTGTCATCATCCAGGAACTGGTAGATACCGCGTGTCTGAACCTTCCGACGGTCCGGCGTCATCGTCACGGCGCCACGGAAACCGTCCCACCACGGCGTCAACTCACGATCCGACAAATCAGCAGAGGCACCCGTCAGACGCAGCCGCAACGCAGCGACCAAGTCCCGCGGCGAATGCGGAACAATGTCGGTAGAGAAGCCCGTACCGATGCCCAGCGAACCGTTCACTAGCAGAAGCGGAAGTACCGGCAGATAGTACTCTGGCTCCACAGTCTGACCGTCGTCCTCGATCCAGGACAACGCGGGATCATCCGCCTTGGAAAGCACAGTGGCCTGGATCGCCTCCAGAGCCGTAAAGATATACCTGGGCGAAGCCGAATCCGCACCACCCTGGAGCCGCGTACCGAACTGGCCATTCGGAGCCAACAGATTGATATTGTTAGCCCCCACAAAGTTCTGCGCCATTCCGACAATGGCCGCAGTCAGAGACGCCTCACCGTGGTGATACGCCGCCGTCTCCGAGACGTATCCCGCCAGCTGGGCCACCTTGATCTCCGAAACAAGGTTGCGCTTGCGCGCGGCCCACAGAATCTTCCGCTGCGACGGTTTGAGACCATCCATCAGATGCGGCAGAGATCGCATATTATCGGCGTTTGAGAAGTGGATGAGCTCATCGTTGATGAAGCGCGTGTAGCTCACATCGGCACCTCCCGCTGGCACTTCGAGAACACGATCGCGATCGTAGGTCGCCAGCCACTCCTTGCGGTGATCGGCACGCTTCTTGCTGAAGGCAAGATCGATATTGCCATCGGCGCAGTCATCCCACTGGAAACGAACAGTGTTCATACTGGTAAAGTACTCCCGCGCCTCCGTCGCTGTCGAGGTGCCGAGACCCTTGTAGTACTTGATGTGCCAGCCCTTCTCCTTGCCCTCGGCGGACTCCAAGAACTTCTCGTACTCGGAAGCGGAGAAGAAGCACTTGGTCACACCGCCGGTCCGCGTGGCCTTCAGAAGCGGTGTCATCATACAGCAGAGGAAACCGAGGCGCAGAAGCTCCGGCCACTCAGTGTGGAACAGATTGATGAGGAGGCCCTTGATATGCGAGCCATCCACGTCCTGATCCGTCATAATCATCACCTTCCCGTAGCGGAGTTTGCTCACATCCTTGTAGGCCCGACCGTGTTCGAGACCGAGGATCCGCTTGATGCGTGTGAGCTCATCATTCTTGGTCTTCTTCTCAATGGTTGCGTCCTTGACGTTGAGGATCTTGCCCTTGAGTGGAAAGACACCGTAGCGCTCACGGCCGACGACCTTGAGACCCGAGATAGCCGTGGAGGCGGCCGAATCTCCCTCCGTAAGAATGAGCGTACACTCGGCGGACTTGGGTCCACCGGCCCACGTGGCATCCTCCAGCTTCGGAATACCGCGCACAGTCGACGACTTCCGACCATCGGACTTCTTGGCCTCCCGTGACAACTTCGCATCAAGAACCGCCTGTGCCTCATCGAGGAGACCACCTTCCTTGGCGAGCTTGGTCACGAAGGCATCGGAGATCTTGAACACGGAGCCGAACTTGGCCGCGGGCGTGGTGAGAGTCTCCTTTGTCTGGCTGTCAAAGGACGGATTGACAATGGTCGCATTCACGAAGAACGTGACGGCGTCCTTGAGCTGCGCCGGCTTGAGATCGAGCTTCTTACCGGGTCCCTCACAGAATGCACCAAGAACAGCACGTGACACAGCATCGACGTGTTTGCCTCCACGGCGTGTGAAGATGCCATTTACGAATGAGATGTGCCGATCATCGACCGCGCCATCGGCGTGGAGATGCCGTGTAAGAACAGCGGCGACTTCCCAGCGCGGCCCCGCACGCTCGTAGAAGACGGGTGTGCCCTCCTCCGTGAAGAGACGCACGTACTTTTCGAAGGAGGTCACTGGCACCGCAACTGCGCCCGCCCCTTCAGAATCATTCTTTCCTTCAGAAAGGAAGACGCGGCATCCGTTGGCGGCCGCAAGAGCCGCCGCATCGACAACGCGAGTCCGCAACACGGCCAACATATCAGCCGGAATCTCAGTCGCGCCGACGTAGAACCGACCGATGTCAGGCGTACACCGGATCTCCGTGAAGGTCTTGGACTTGGCCACGGCCTTGTGCATCACAGGCTTTCCGACGACAGACATATTATCACGGAATGTCTGTTCATACAGAATCTTGCCGTCGCAGGTGCGGACAACGAACTCCTTACTGTAGATGTTGGTGAGCTTGGCACCGTAGCCATTCTTACCTCCTACGGTCTTCTCTTCGGATTCATCGTAGTTGGAAGAAGTCAGCAAATGACCGAAGATGAGTTCGGGCACCATCACCTTGTATTCGGGATGGACACTGATGGGAATGCCCTCACCATCATTGTGGATCGTGATGGTCGTCGGCGTCAGAGTCACAACGATCTGTGTGACCCGTTTGGCTTTGTCTGCAGCAGCTACGGACGCTCCTACACGACTGGTCGCAGTCGCTTGACGAGTAACGTGATCCAGCGCATTCACGATAAGCTCATCAAAGATCTTGAAGAGACCGGGATTGAAGGTAAGTTCACGCCATTCCATTCTCTCCGCCTCAGAGTCATAGACCCATCGGCTCTCACGATGCGAATCACGGGAGCCAATGTAAGTATCCGGAAGTTGGAGAATATGTTCGCGCTGGCTGAGCTTCTTGTAGCTCTCGGCAACGGTCTTAGTAGAGGAGACAGAAGGAACGGAGGTCATCGTACTTGGGGCAAGGGTGGGGGTCGACCCTGGTCAACTTTTGATTTTGTTAACAAAATCAACAGTAGTAACGAAGGAATTAAAAAATTCCTAAGTTTCAACTTTGGTGTATTCTTAGGCGTACCATATTTAATACGCCGACAAGACCACCGTTGACTTGCCATCCTCCATCATTTCAGGTGGACAACCCATACTATCTTTTGCCCGAACTTCCCGCTCAGCATCGAACCACGGATTCTCCTTGGCGAATGCACGAAGCGCGCTGCACGAAAAATCCGCCGAACACATGTATCCACCGGATGTCTCTCCATCCTTATACACACCGTGACCAACAAACATATTCATAAATTCGCACGAATCGTTTATAACTTGCAGACCCGGATATTTTGCGGTCAGGCGAGCCAATATCTTATTCAGTGGCCCATATGCAGTGCGAGCACGGACACGGAGAGTTCCATCGTCATCGAAATACACCTCTGGCTGTTCGCCTGTTCTGATTTCAACGGTGGGATCCTCCAACAATTTCGCGAGATCGAAATTCGCAAAGAAGAGTTTCTGGAGCGTCTCAGCAGGGCCAGTGATAGTAAGGTCATTATCAATCCAGTTCGGCATTTTTGTTAGTTTATTGGGACCGGTTCTTTATGTCTACGCAGTCAAATCAAAAAAGAACAACTGGAACAACCGGCCATTTTCCTTAGAATTGCCGAAATACGAAGAAGCTGCGTGAATCATCCGACTGTCGAACAAAATCAGACGATTATAGACATTGCCCACGGTATCGACGCAGTCGAAGGCCGCAGGATCCAGATGGCCCGTTGGAAATGTATCGGCATACGGTGCGCCAAATCCAATCATCGACTTTGTCTTCTTGGAGCGGAAAAGCGAAGTACCGGCGCCCACAGGAGCATCCGGTGTCAGATACAGAACACCGGCGTATTGTTGTGTATCGTGATGGTAGACAATCTGATCACCACCGATACAGAACTGGAAACAGCCATTAGTTCCGTATTTTTCCCAATTCAAAACGGGGCGACCGAGGATCTGTTCGAATCGTTCTTTGAGTCCTGGAAATCTGTAAGTCTCTGCAGTCCGGGCTCCCTTGTGGTATTTGGATTCGCCGATGAACTTACATTGAAGAGCAAAGGTGCGTACAACATCAGGGTTCTCATAGAATCCATCGACAACTACCAGAGTAGGCGGTGCCAGGGCGGCCACCGCCAAAGAGGACGAAGTAGGGATCCCTTTATTCAAGACAAACACGGTGCGCCATTCACCCGTTGTACGGATCTGAAGAATGACAGACTGTTCGGCAGAAAAATTCACCTTCCATCCCACACAAGAAGTATCATCCGTCTTATAAAACGCCGCCACATCGGATCTCTGTGATATTTCAACGGGAATTTCTGTGTCTTCATCAACTAACGCCCGTACAGTATGTCCAGGATACAGTGTCCATCCACAGGCTTCGGTTGGTGTATGTTGATCTATATGGCCTTTGACATCGGATATCAGGGTTTCGTGCATTTGGATTCTGGACTAACAGTGGTGTCAATTGTTTAGATCAGAACTTTCTATGGTCAGAGTAGAGGTGATCGATGGCCCGTATCAAACTCTTTTTAATGAGGCACAGCAAATCGTGTTGTAATCATATTCGGCACGACGCCAATGTGGCGAACATCCCTCTAAGCAAAAACATCCGTGATCCGGCGCTCAGCGTTGAAGGGCGCCGAGTCGCATCCCTTTATGGACCGATGCTACAGCGTCGTCTCCGTGATGGAGGATTCGACGTTGAAAAGGCAAAGATCCTCACATCGAAGCTTCAACGGGCCAAAGAGACCGCTGCGTTGGTCTTTGGCCGCTCATCATACGTGATTGATAGCTTTACAGAAAATGGCGCCATTGCGGAGAATACACCGGCCTCCACGCCGTACAAGAAACCAAGTTGGCCGGCGGTCGTTAAACAACTAGCTGCTCTCACAAAAGAAGGTGAATCCGTTGTCGCGGTCGGGCACGGTTCGTATCTGGGATCTCTTTGGCCTACGCTAACAGGCGCACCGCGTAAAGCAAAACTCAATAATCTGGATGGAATTCTGTTAGACATCACTGTTAGTCCATCGGGTCGCTTCGTTGTTCACGGACACCTGGACCTCCAATGTCTAATCAAGGCCAAAGACCGGGGAGATCAGTGTAGCGTGGCCGATACACAGAAAATCGCCGCGTTAAGTAAGATGCACCGGCGAAGCCAGAGAAAGAGCCAGAGAAGCCAGAGAAAGAGCCAGAGAAAGAGCCAGAGAAAGAGCCAGAGAAAGAGCAAAAACCAGCGTGGTGGCTTCGCAACGAGTATGCCGCTCGGATTCCACCAGGCCGGTGCCCAGTTCGCCGGGACATTTGCCTATCCCACAGGTGATCAGCCTGTGTTTCCCACAGAGGGCAACTTCATTCGGGCACCTCTTACACAAACACAAGCAGGTGGCTTCAGTCCTTCCGTGATGGGCGCCTTTGCCGAGAACGGTGCGCGACTGCTTCCTATGGCAGGATATATGGGCTACCGAATGATGTCGAACGAGAAGAGCCAAAAGAAGACACGCAAACACAAGAGACGCTAAAGGACCGATACCGGGAACCAGAATCCATAAAACCAAACCAACCTTGGCCACTACGTCCCGAGCTTAAACGCGAACCCGGTTCCTTCAGATAGAATGGAGTCTCCGGACATGCTTTTTCGCATCCGCACCGTAAAGGCCGCCCCCTTCCGTACATTGATCGAGGCAATCAAGGACATCCTGACGGATGCGAACCTGGAATTCGACAGCACCGGACTCAAGATTATGGCAATGGACGGAACCCACACGATCCTGGTACATCTGCGTCTTCAGGCCGACCGGTTCGACGAGTTCCACTGTCCCCAGAAGCACGTCCTCGGGCTGAATATGATCAACTTCTACAAGCTCGTAAAGACAATGAGCAACAATGAGAGCATCGTTCTATTTATGCGGAAGTCCGACACGACGAAGCTGGGAATCGAGATTATGAACGGTGAGAAGCAGATGGTCACGCACTTCGCGTTGAATCTGATTGAGCTCGATGTTCGTCCCATTGCCATTCCCGCGGTCCAGTTCCAGAGTATTATTACGATGCCGTCTACGGATTTCCAGAAGATTATTCGGGACATGCATAGCCTGGGAGAGGTGGTGGAGATTCAATCGGCGAGTCAGGAGCTCGTATTCCGGTGTAAGGGCGACTACGCCGAACAAGAAACTATCTTCAGCATTGGTCAGAACGGCTTAACACAATCGAAGTCGGCCACGGATATTGTCCAGGGCAACTTCTTTTTGAAGCATTTGATCCTGTTCACGAAGTGCACGTCGTTGTGTTCGGACATCTCACTGTATCTGAAGAACGATTATCCGATCATCGTCGAATACAACGTCGCGGGCTTGGGAGAAATCAAATTGGCACTCGCGCCAGCCCTGACTAAACAAGCAGAGTCAACCTAAAACGCTGCGCGTAGTCAACCTAAACTAAAAGTCGCAGAAGCCTAACAAATCAAATGCTTGTAATCTGTTTTGGGAAGAACCGATTACTAGGAGGCTACGGCGACCGTATTGTCGGTCTCATTGCGGTTCAGATAATAGCGGCTGAACTCGGTCAAGAGTTTCGAATTCTCTGGGAAAAAGAAGACATAACACCGTTTTTCGAGTATGCGGCCTTCAATAATCCAAACGAAGACACAATTGAAAACAATTTAATAGACAATCAGCTTCGTATAAAAGAACATCTGATGACCGCACCCAATCCATTTCCGGACCCGATCACGAAATTCTTCCTGAATCAAGAAATTGCCCAATACCGTTTTAAAGACGCTGACACGTATTTCAACGCGATCTTCGCGACCTACCGAGCTCTCTATAAGACTACCCTGGAACCAACACGCCTTCTCCTAGACAAAGTCGATAAGTGTGTAGCCGGTCATCAGACTATTGTTGGAATCCAGATCCGCTGCGGCGACTGTTTTATGGCGACCAACAAAGGAGAATGGTACAATACGGGCGCCCGTGATCATATTCACAAGTATCTAACACAGATCAAAAACTCTCTTACACAATATCTGGATTATGCCGTGTTTGTGACAAGTGACTACACCGGAATTCTGGAAGAGGCCCGCCATGTATTCGACAAGGTGCTATATATTGATGACGTGATCCAACATATTGATCGTCCCGCCATTAATGAAGATATCAGCAAAGTGTTTGCAGATAACTACATTTTGAGTCAGCGAACAACGGAGCTCTATATTTCGACGAATTCGAACTACGGGCGCGTAGCGGCCCTCAGTGCTCCGCACGATCGTATCTACGATGTGACCACTGCCCAGCCGCTAGATAAACGCCGTTTGTTGAGCAAAGGCGAATGTATCTTCGCCTAGCGGAACACGAGTTCGCCGCTAATATGTAAGAACCTCGTAACAAATTCCCGTCTCTCAGCGGGATCAGTAGATTTAAAATTCCACCACGATACGAACGGCTTCAGGTCATCCGCAATTTCCGGAAGCGGTCCCACCACGAATATATGGAAGCGTTTGCCGGCGGCTCTCTGAGCGGCGGCCTCTGCCTCCACCTCTGCCAGGCAAGGATTCATCATTCCAATAGTGACATCGACGACGAGTTCCGGTGGCACCCACGTCTTATGTGTGACAGGATACCGCCGCGCATCGACGCGCCATTGCTCCTTGAGCGGCACCGAGCAGTCACGCTCCGGTAGCCGTCCTTTATAATGCTGATAAATATGTGCGACATTATGTTGGATCAACGAATTCCGATGAAACGTGAAATTGCCGTCGCGATTCCTATACTGATAATAGCCGCAGGCCCGGATATGGCAGAACGGCGCCTCCAAATACGTTCGTAGAATCAAATCGTAATCATCTGCCACGGAAAGTTGCGGATTATGACGACCGACGCGATCGTAGACGGCAGTACGCCATACCCGCACGTGATTAGGAACACCGACAATGTGACTGAGAGTGGCACCGTTGGGCGCCGCGGCGTTCACCGAAGGAATATAGCATTTATGGAACGGCGACCAATTGAATACGTGCATTTCGTAACCCATTCCGAAGAACTCGCCGTAGATGGCCGGTTCGTAGGTATCCTCTGTAAGTTCTGCGCAATCCGTGTAGAAGAAACCGGCATCTGGATGGGCGACGCCGGCCTCACGGATCCATCGAAACAGGTCCGGATGGAAATCATCATCGTGATCTATTTCTATGACGAATTCGCCCTGGACCAACGAGCCGGCAAGTCGCTTCATTTCGCCGATGTAGCCGGAATGCGCCGGCGCTTTGAAGACGCGGATGCGCAGATCCCGCTTCTGTAGGTTGAGCAACTGTTTGTACGTCACATCGTCTTTGGAGTCATCCCAGATAATCCATTCCCAGTCCTGATATGTTTGGGCCATCAGACTCCGCCAGGGTCGCAGAATCTTGTGACCGCTATTGAAGGTAGTCGTAATCACAGACATCAGAGGCCAATGAGCATCGTAGCGGTGCGCTCCCGGAAAAATTGAGCCGAAAATCACGGGGCAGACATCGAGATCCCGTGGCAGTTCTTTCAGATGGATCCAGCGTTTGCGGAGTTGGAAAGTCTTGTTCAGGGTCGCAGTAGAACTACACGCATATGTGAAGAAGGCCATCGGTTTGTATTTGTGATGGAGTTCCGAGAGACGTTCGAATGACAGTGCGCCTAACACGGGGATCCAGGTATAATGTTTGTCGATCAGCGGATAGAATGGCGGCTCCACATCCGAAATGAAGAACACGTTCTGAAGGCCTGAGTGAGCAGGCTTCACCGAATCGGTCACGTGGTTGTAGAATGCAGCGACCTCAGAGATATAGCAATGCGTGCCCGGATTCCGCCGAGCCACTTCTTGAATAAAGAGTCCATCGGCATCGTAGCGATCGGGGGTCCAAGGGAACCACATTGTTTTTGGGACGACAAACATCGCCGTATCGATCTTGCGGACCACGGGTTCCGCTCCTTTGAAGACAAAATTCGTAGCTTTACGAAAGTCATCTGGTATGAAGAACCGTTGGTCGAACGTGTAGAACTTGTCGGTCTCAAACGTGCCAACGAGGTCCCAAAAATGCGGATGGACAATGTTGTCATCATCGAGGAAATAGATGAGTCCGTCCGAGACAAGTGATGCTCCGTAATTCCGTTGAGGGTGACCGACGCGACCGACATCACTACAGTCAACTTCGCGGATCCGCGGTTCATCGGCAAACAGTCGTGGATAGGACCGGTCTTTCGAAGTATCGTAGACGATAATCCAGGTGGCCTTATCCAACTGGATACTTTTGAGAATCTCACGCAAGTTCTCCTGTCGCGAACACGGAGTGATGATCGTTAACATTACTGTTCGTATTCGCAGCCGCTTTTAGATTGACAGCGCCAGCGAATCTGGACTCGGACTCAGACTAGATCCAGGCGAAAGCAATGGTGTTTCCATAGAGATCACGATATGATCGAGATCACCGGTGATTTCCGGCTTCTCTAATAACGCGTTGCCCTTAAACGCGGCGTTAAACTGCGCGATAATACACGCGGAAATGGTGGGGCTCATATCTTGAAGGCGATCCTGTTCAGCGCGCACCATTTTGAGAAACGGTTTTACGTCTGTTCGCTGATCCCGTCGGAGCGAAAGTTCTGTGAGTATTAGACGGTAGAGTTTTCCGTAGGCAAGAGCGGCGGCGCGATGGGCCTCTGCAAGTGACGATGTTTTCATATATTGATTGATGGTTGTTAGTATCCCAGAGCCGATTGTGACCGCACCCAGAACAGTTGTTGCCGCCGTCTGATCACCCTGGGAGAAAAGGCTGGTGAGTCCGATGGTCATTGAACCTGTCACGGCTGACAGAATGATACTAGGAATGGTTAGGCAAACATTCCAGATTTCGTAGTAACGTTGGGATTTGGTATGGAGCCATTGGAAACCGTTACAGCGATCGCCGATTCCGGCCAGTAGTGTTTCTTCTGAGTGTTCCCAAGTCATCTGGTTTCTTCTCTCTGTTTTATGATTGGCAAAAAACATGACAGGTTAAGCCGGCAGCAGCCTAAAACGTACGATGACAAGCAAACCTATGATGTCTGTGTCTGGTTCTGGTTCTGGTTCTGGTTCTGGTTCTACTTCTGGTTCTAGTTCTACTTCTGTTCGTTCTTTCGCGGCGGCGGCAGCGGCTCCAGCGATAGCTGCCGCACCGGCCACTCACGCAATTCCCACTGGATCGTGGACGGCCTACTTTCACGAGCCAGAGGACACGCTCTGGACGGCGGCCTCTTACAAGCTTCTCCAGAGATGTACGAGTTGGGAGGCTCTTGGCGCAGTTCTACGGGAGCTTGGTCCGCATAAGACCACGAATGGACTACTGCGCATAATGCGTGGCGATATCTCACCGCTCTGGGAAAACAAGGCAAACATCCGTGGCGGATCATATTGTTTGAAGGTTCCGCGTCGATCGGCAATCGAAGTCTTTACGCGCTACGTGGCCGCCGCTGCGCTAGCCGCCGCCGCCAAGGATGCCACGAATGAAATCGTGGGAGTAACAATCAGTCCGAAGAAGGGATTCTGTATTATTAAAATCTGGAATTTGAACGCAAAGGCGTTTGGTAAGCCGAGTGATCTCGAGCTCCTGCACGAAGACGTGAAGGAGGCGGAGATTATTTATCGCTGCCATACGGATCAACGTATGTAAAGTGTTTGTGACCAACCAGAACGAACGAAGAGAGTGATGGTGTCAACAAACACGACTAGCCAAACACGACGACTCTACAAAATAATGCTAGAACCGTCACGCCCCGTCACTTCTAGATCCCGTGTATAGAGCACGCCTTTTTGATGAGCGTAGAGCATTAGCACATTTGCCGACGTCAATGTATGTTCAGCGGGCACACGCAGACTAGAGAAGAATTCGGAAATATCAACACCGTACCGCGTCACAACGGAGAGCCAGGGCCACCTCTTATTCTGAGAGTCAGAGACAGAGCCAATAACGTGTTTCTCTGCATCATAAGTGTAGAGAATTTCTTCTATAGGAACGCGCACCGACGTATCTATCCATTGTCCGCCACAAAGGAGATGCATTGATCGCCCACCACAGGAAACAAACGGCAAAACATAATGAAGACGGGTGTAATTTGCCCAAGAATAAGCCTTCTCAAAAACGTTTTGAATAAGTGCTGCGACTTGCATCTTGACTAGATAATCGCACATATTTCTTAGGTTCGCATATATAGAAATATTTGATCACCTTTATCAGCCTGAGAAAATGTCTTAACTCTGGTGAATGGTTGGCCTTTTGCAATAAATATTTCTTCAGTATCAAATGAATATATTGTTGAGGTAAGCACAAATTTCATTACAAAATTATATCCAGTAAATGCTATGATATATTTGTTAATATCAACAGCGTATCCTAAATGATTATCCAGTAAATAAAATTTATCTTTGAAACGAATAATCCCTAATGCGTGTCCAACTGTTCCATCGTTCGGTAGTACATTTATATGAACACCAATTAGTTTAAATTTATTTTCACCTTCTCTATATTCAACTCCTTTGTATTCTTTATTATGTAAAATAATTATATCTTTAAATGGTTTCATATTTTTAATCATATTGTATAGTTTAATAGGATCTTGTACCTCCCAACGATTCCAAAATGTTGGACAAATTTTGTTGCCAATTTCTTTAAGCTTTATACCCTTCTTTAAATTTAAACTAGGAGCACGTTGTAGTGTAGGTACTGCTTCTTTTTTCTCTAATAATTTTATATTGATATATCGCAAAAATGTTCCAGCCAAAAAATTAATTAAATTCTTGTCAGTTGTACCATAGAATTTGCCTATTTTTGCCTTAAAAGTATCTGTTTCATAAGGAACAGGATATAAATCTCTAGGATTTTCACTATAATCATCCATAATAAATTTAACATTTACATCGCGATATCCATCGGCGAACATCAAAATATTCTGAAATGTGTCCCAATAACATTCACCGACGTGTTGCGACGCAATATAATGGAGTTTCTCAGGATCAATATCTAAAGTTTGTTTTTTAGGAGGAGGACGACCTATGACATCATTGCGTTTTAGTGAAATATTTGGTAATTTGGTACACGAAAATCCTTCTTCCGCAATAAGCTCATCCATAGTATATTTTGCCCAACAAAGAGCATATTTAACAGCCGGATCCATCCTCTAATCTAGAACAAGCATTTTGTGGCATACACCGTTTGCGTCTGATGTATTTGATTTATTTGATGTGGATTTCTCTAGACCAACACCGTAGGTTCTTACACAGTGGGATTATAATAAATATAGCTGGCACGGTGTTGTGTATAAGTTTCTGGTTTTGTAAACGGTATTCCAGTAGCATGCGTATAAATAATTGTTTTACCAAACTTATAAATAAAATTGTTATTAGAATGTATTAAAGAAAAGTTTATTCCATTAAATTTATCAATAGTATTAATTGGAATTGCTAATCCATTGTTATTATCAACGATAAAATATTTATTATTATAGCGTATGATCCCTATTGTGTGCCCCTTTCCTCCTCCTTCCTCTTTTGAAAATCCCATAAATACGGCGATTAATTCGTTATTCTCATATTTCTCTCCTTTATACTGTTTATCAAAATTAGCATCATTGAGGTCTGTACTTATTACTGTAAATTTTTCTTTGAAGAGTGGTATAGAAATCATGTCTTCTACAATTTTAACACGACTAATGTCATCTTTTAAACACATATCTCCTATTTGAGTAATGAGTATACCAGCTTGTAGATTAATGCTGGGATTGCGTCCTAGTGGTGGTTTTACAGTTATATCTGGATTATTCAGAACAAGTGGTTCATCTATAACTGTTTCAATATCCTTGATTGGCGTATTTTTTTCTGCTAATTTTATAAGTATATATCTGCGAAATGTATTAGCAAGAAAATTATTATAATAATTAAATTTTGTATAATTAAGATCGTGTCTAATCTTATAATGTCCAGTTATCTCCTTCTTAATAATATAGCCGCTAGGATTATTTAACAACTCTTTTGGAAAGTTAGTAAATAGATATTTCGCAAAAGCAGCGTTTATTTGTCGAAATCCATCCGCAAACATAAAAATATTCTGTACTGTATCCCAGAAACATTCACCTGTATGTTGTGATGCAATATAACGAAGTGTATCCAAGTCAATACTATCAACTAACAATTGTATTTTTGTTTTGGGCGGTTTACCAATCCTCGAAGCACGTTCTTTTACAATAAAATTATCTAAAGTGTATTTTGCCCAACAAAGAGCCTTACTTGCTGCATCCATCCTCTACATTAGAACACGTATTTTGTGGCATACACCGATTACATCCGCAACCGTTGCAGTGATCGCATCGGGTCTTATTACAGCGCGGCTTCTTTTGTTCGTGGGCACACCCACCGTCACATCCGTGTTTGTGGCATCGGCTGCAAGGAACTTTGCGAATATTGTTGATTCGCATACTGCTAGCGAACAGCGCAACGGCCAGAAAGAAGCAGACAAGGAGCACCGGAATGGCCATAAATATCCAGGCAATCGGTTCGAACCCGATGTGGCAGAGAGCCTGGAAGACGCCGGTGCCGAGGATCGCGACGGAGACCCAGTAGAGAACACCGAGGAAATCACCGACCAAAAAATGGTAGAGGATACCGGCGACGCTGACCAAAAGAATAATGGATGCGGGTTGGCAGAGTTTGACCTCCATTCTATTTTAGGAGGGCTATTTTATTGGAATCACAGATCACAAGAATTGGAGCTTGTCATTGACAATATCGCCGATGTGTTCGCCAACCTCATCGCCAGGCAGATTTTCATACACCTGTCCGTTGGAATCACGCCAGTATTTACGACCGCGGTAAGCATATGGCTCCACTTCGAGCCCATCCTCCTCCTCTTCCTCTGCCTCCTCTTCTTCTTCGACCTCTTCCTCTTCGACCTCCTCTTCAACCTCTTCCTCTTCGACCTCCTCTTCAACCTCCTCTTCAACCTCCTCTTCAACCTCCTCTTCAACCTCCTCTTCTTCCTCCTCTTCCTCTTCTTCGACCACAGTCTTCTTTACAGGAGCAGGAACAGGGTCAGCCTTCGTAACAACAACTTTGACTTGTTTGACCTGTTCTTCCTCCTCCTCAATCTCAACATCATCATCACTTGGATATTCCTTGATGTGAAGGATCTTATCTGTCGGAGGATCCGAGATTTGAAGAGATGGTGTCGGACCTACTTGGACCTGTACGTGCGCCTGTGCCTCCAGAAACGCAAGAAGTTGATGCCGAACCGCATACGCTGCCTCATTTTCCTCCTTTGTAGTCCAAACACTCAGAAGCATAGCCGAATCCGAATGAACGGTAGACCAGTCCGCTGGACTATTCGGAGAAATTCCCGCAACAATCTCATTGAGACCTGTGTGGAGCAATTGTGCCCGTGCCTCCGTAGTCGCCGCGTAAATGGACATAGTATTCTTCAAGAGTGTGGTATATCTCTTCTGTGCGGACATCGTACTTAACACGTATGCTTTGGCGCATATGTGTCAAGTTTTGGTTTGTGTTCCTATATCCTTCTTTTATGTCTGGTTCTCCTGTTCTTATATTTCCGATGTTTGTGTTTGCGTTTTAATTTACGGGATCCACCGAGCATTACGCAGGTACCCGGTTTTTTTCTAGGTGGTTCAGGTACACCAAGAGGCATAGCACCACCATCTTCACCTTCACGCACTGCTTGTAAGGTCCCTTCTATTTCGGCTATCTTTGCGGCGTCTTGTATGGATTTAATTTTTTTTGCACTAAGTGGACAACCATCAGGCATAATGGCACTTCTGCAAGCAAGTATATAAAAAATATGATATTTAGATGGATCTCCAGCGGCTATACGAAAAAAATCTTCAAGCGTTATCATCGCTTTTTTAACAAATCGCAAATACCATTGCTCCAATGTTGCAGCACTCCTGTCGGTAATACCATCTAAATTTGGTAAATTAGCGTATGTAAATAATGTTCTAATATCTTCCCAGCTAACACGGGCACCTTCGGCTATATCAATTATATTAGGGTTTCTAGCTAATTGTGGTAACTGATACACCCCTGATCTGAATACTTTATTTTTATAAGCGGGATCTTTAGTATTACTGTTAAAAGTAGTAAATGGAACACCTAAGAAAGCAGGAGTAGACTGACCCATATCACCTCTAGCAATTTGAAGAGATAAACCCGTGAATGTTACGTCATATTTAGAAAGCTCGGCAATTATTGATGGTCCAAAATCCATAGGATTCAATAGATAATGATTTTTAGCTCCATCTTTTGCGAGTTTACTAAACCCTTCATGTAATAAGTGATCATTATCGTTACATACATCTCCAAAACTAACAACAATTACATTTCTAGGAAGCTTGACAGTTTTTACATGAAAATTAGGACTAACCGCAACGGCGCCGTGTCCGTAAAAAGCATATACTGTTCTACCATCGGGCGCGATCAATGGTGAAACAGAAGACGCTGATCCAGCACCAGCACCTCCAGAAGCGGACATCTTAATTACTACTCATAATTTTTACGTAACGTTACGGCAGACGCGCTTCGCTTGTCATGCTTTATTGTTGCTTTGACACGTCCAGTCTCTTCACTTCGTTACGTTCCTTACCGTAGTCAAGCAACTATACGTCATTGCGGCATTGACGTTTTCAGTCCTTCCGCTTTGCGTCAGTCCTTACAACTGGTCATGCCACAATACCCATGCAAAACTCAAGAGTGGACTCTTTCTCAGCGACCGGCTTCGTCCGTCGCAGTCGGAGCCCCTGAGCACCCGGCCGATTCATTCTGTCCATTTCCCACGGAATGAATGTATTCTTCATTGATGCATCGTAGAAATCGATCGGCTTAGTATCCATCACCTGAATAATGGAAATCATCGGCGGCGTCATCACATCAACACGCATTCGCCGGTCTCCCACAATAGCACGGAAGTCCGAAACATCTAGGGCACCTCCGAACAAACGGAGCGTCGATCTCGCCGGTGCCAGCCGAACAGGATCACCGCCTCCTGCGTACAGACGATTCAGCAACGCATACCGCTCCCATTGGACGTGTAAGTCAAGACGCTCATTGAACAGAAATGCCGCGGCGCACTCAGGGCAGCAGAAATTCCCCTGAACCCGCCAGATGCCCTCCTCAATGCCGACGGGGATCACACACGGCTGTCCCTTAAAGGGCTGACAATCCCAGAAACAGGCCACATCGGTCGAATCGGGCAGACGCTGTTCGCGATTGGCATCCTGGAAACGGACCATCAGACGTTCCGAATAATGGAGAGGCAGCATTGGACGGGCAACGTGATCTACTGTCTCAGGTGTGGGAATCACGGGAGTTACCACCTTTTCTTGACCGAAAATTGCCAGCAGCTCCTCGGAATCATAGGGTATCGGCTGAACGGGAGTATCAACGATTGCCGAAGGCGTGGGGGCAAACAGGTCATTGTCGATATCACTGATGTGTATGGGCAGATGAGCGATGAGGGGACGCTGCTCTGTCACTAGTGAGCCTTGAATTCCCTCAGGAGTTACGGAGGCAACAACGGCGGGTTTACGTTTGGTGGACTTCTTGGCCTTGGGTGTTGGAACGATGGGTTCATCGACCTCTTCGATGAAGATCGCTGGATTAGCGTTAGTCGCAGTAGCGACTGGGTTGGATGTCTTAGCGTTAGTCACAGTAGCGACTGGGTCGGATGTCTTAGCGACCGTAGAAACAACAACAATCTCACCGCCAAACGCACTCACAACCGAATCCGCAGCAACAACCGGTGCCTTCTTAGTACGCGGGGCCCTCTTTGACTTAGATGACGACTCCATTATATAGACTAACAGGCAGCCGCGTTTAGGTCCAACTACGCACAAATGCAAGGATCCAATCTAAACCCAACAGCGGGAATCCCGCTAAGGGATGAATGCCGCGCTCTGGACAGAGCAATACAGGCCGCGGCATCTGGCGGATGTTACCGGCCAAGATACTCTCAAGCAATTTCTCATTAGTCTCGTGAACGGCGGTGTAGCTACGACACCGCATCTGATTCTTCACGGACCCCCTGGCACCGGTAAGACGACGTTGGCCATCGCCTTCGCCACGGATATGTATCCCGATGTTCCAACGGGTGCCGCGTCAATGTATCTGAACGCCAGCGACGAACGAACAATGGAAACGGTCCGTGATCGTATACGCGAATTCTTGCGAACGTCGTGGATCGGTGTTAGTCGCAAAATCGTCATATTCGACGAAGTGGAAACAATGACGGAACCGGCGCAACTGACACTCCGCGCACTAATGGACGCTCCTATTGTTCCCGATGCGCCTATGCCACTCTTCATCTTCTTGTGTAATACGCTGAGTCGCATTGTTCCTCTAGTCCGATCCAGAGCACTTTCCTTGTTCTGTGGCCATCTAACGAGTATGCAGATCCACGGACTCTTGGCGAATATTCAACAGAAAGAGGGGAAAACTACGCCGTTGCCGTCACCGTTGGCGTGTCTTCTGAATCGTGGCGATATGCGTTCTTTCTTACAGAGGGCCCAACACGATGAGAATCCGAATATCTGGTTGCCGTGGTTCCAGCGACTCCTGAATTCACCGCCGGCGTCTGTCCATATTGTTTGGGATGATGGTCTACAGATGGTACCGCTCTGGATTTTGTTGCGACACGTGCTGGTTTTCTGTTATTCGATGGGCATCGCTGCTGCGGTAGGCAAAGAAGTCTGGGACAAATGGCTAAACATTGTGGTTCAATGTAGGTCCAACACTAGCCCGACCAAGATTGTTGATGCTTGGACCAGCATCGCAGATGCTTTAGCTTCAAGCATCAGAGATGCTTAAGCGAAGTGATTAGCGTAGCTTCAAGCATCGCAGATGCTTAAGCAGAAGCAATTCAGTAAAAATGACGACCTAAAGGCGGCGACCCCACTTAAACACAACGATGAATCCCTCCCCCCTGAGAATCAGTACAATGACGGTGACAGGGCACCTTGGATATATGCCTGATCTAACACGTCTATATGAACGATGTTCGTTTATTCCATATTGGTGGGTGGGCGAAGGAATAGTTAAGATACAATACGGAGATTTATGTAAGGGTGTTTGTACTGACGATATTCTGCATACATCGACGAAAGCAAAGAAGCGGTTCTTTAATCAGTCGTCGCTGGTCTTCAGGCTTCTGTTTGATGGATCTTACAAGGAGACGAACATTAAATTATTCAAAAATGGTGGATTTCAGATGACGGGGATTTCTTCGGAGGCGATGGCACGGGCTTCGCTGATCCGGATGATCGAAATGAACTTTGGTAAAGGGATTTGGATAAGGGCGAATGACATTGGTAGTGACGACGCAGGAGGAACGGACAAGTCAATTCGACCGACTATAAGCGACCGTGACGGTAAGAGTGTAGGCGCAGCCGAAACGATTACGTCAACGGGAGCGCTAGATTGTGACAGCTTGAGTGAAACGAAAGCGTCAACAACTGTGAACGAGAATGACATTGGTAGTGACGACGCAGGAGAAACGGACAAGTCAATTCGACCGACTATAAGCGACCGTGACGGCGGTAACGTAGGCGCAGCCGAAACACCAGATACTATAACTCATATAGAAGAACCAACAGAACCAAAAGAGCCAAAACCATACATAATGAAATTCGACATTTGTATGATGAATTCAGATTACACAATCGGTCGTGCCATCCGGCGCGATCAACTCTATAAAATCCTAGTCGAAAAATATGGTCTCTGGAGCTCATTCGAGCCCACAATATATCAAGGTGTAAATACGAAATTCTTCTGGAACAAAGTTCGTCCGGCGGCCGCTCCAATTGGGATCTGTGTCTGTCCCACGCCCTGTGATGGCTCCGGATCCGGCTATGGGATCGGTCAATGTAAGAAAATCACGATATCTCCCTTCCGAACGGGCAGTATTATAATTACCGGTGCCAAACATCCCGAACAGCTCCACGATGCCTATAATTTCATCAACGGTGTTCTGGAAACATATTCCGCAACGGTTCTACGAAGTGATACTCCGGTACTCGAGCCTTCGATCCGGATCAAGAAACAAGTGATCCCTCCGAGTTCAACGGAAGGGATCCTTCGGCAAAAGATGCGTGCCAGTCCGCGGAACATTGTACGCCTCGTAAACTCGTGAACGTCTTGAGCCAACAAGCCGTAACTGCGGTTACCGGCTGTATAAACATCCCGGTGCGTCTGTCAGAATATGAGCACACCGACTCCTGTTGTTGCGACTCCTGTTGTCGAGGTTCCCAATGAGAAGGTGCTCGCACACGCGGCTAAAATCGCGATAGAGCAGGATAAGCCTCTGATGTTCGATTACTATGCCGAGACCAAGGCGGGCGGCCCGGCCTTCCTTGGCGAGGACAAGGATACGAAGGAGCGCATCCTCGTAAAGAATCCCGAGGAGTACACGAGTCCCGTCAAGAAGATGTTCAAGGCCAAGGATGACTACATCATTGTGACGGAGAATTCGGTCTACATTGTGAGCGGCTCTATCAAGAAGAAGGAGATCAGCAGCGCGAATATGTAAGACACCCCGAAATTTAAAATAGTGTAATGCGATTTGTTTTTGGATTCGCATAACAGTATTTTGCTGATAAAAACCGCCGTGATAAGTAGAATGGTTAAGCAGGGCCGCAGCCGCAAGCAACAGAGACAGAGCCGCAAGCAACGGAAGAGCCGTCGTCAGAGCCGTCATAGGAGAAATCAGCGTGGTGGTGCCGCTCCGTTTGATGCGCCCTATGAGGCACTCGCCGGCGCCGCCCGCGCCGCTGCCCAGGTCGCTCCTCTGGATCGCTATATTTCCGATCTTCCTGGCTTGATCCCGCGCCAGGGCGGTGGTCGCTACCGACAGCGCAACGGCAATGGCAGCGGCAACGGCAATCCCACTTACCCTGGTTTTGAAAATGTCCCATTGAATAACGCCCCTGCCCCCTCAGATCCGGTCGTACCGGCTAACAATGTCGTTAAAGTCGGTGAGAACATTCTGGTCGGTGGCAGCGCTCCCTTCGGTGATCCCTACACCTATAAGCTCAATGGCGGCCGCCGTTACCGGCGCAAAAATAAGAAAAGCCGTCGTCAAAGGAACCAGCGTGGTGGCAACGCCCCGTTCAATGCGCCGTATTCGTTCGGCTACAAGCTCCCTGGCGTGAACGAACAGTTCGCTAGCGAAGGCTCCGTTAATTCGCTGTACTCTCAGAACCGTGGCGCACAGGGATATTAGTGTCCTCACCCACGACAACTTCTGACCACTCCGGCCATATCAACTTCAGAGCAGATCGTTGTTCGTCCGACAATCTGCTCTGTTCCGTGGCCGTGCGACACACCAGTCGCAACACGCCTTTACCACCCGCCCTGTTCGGCATCCCCAGATCTTTAAACACGAGAACCTCACCCTCACGGAGAGGACCCTCCGTATATGCCAAGTCCAGCGCTTTTCCTGAAGGATGTCCCAACACGGTGCGTTTCCAGCCCAGAAGCATTTCGGCAAGACTGAACTCCACGGTATATACAAGATCCGCTTCCCGACGGATCCAATCCTCTGATTCTGTGATCCGCACAACGAGAATCACATCACCTGGCTTCTCAAACTGCGGTGACTCCGAACATTGTCCGACAAAAGTAATCCGGTCACCATCCTGCATACCGGGCTCCACGTGTACATCGAGAACTGATTCGCGTTCCAGTGTCTTCTTGCCACGGCAATCGACGCATTCATCCAGGACTTTCTGACCCGATTGACCACACGCACCACACGCTTCCTGCGACATAGTCATAATCGGTCCCATCTGCATTGCCCGCATACGGAAGCCCTTACCACCACAGGTCCCGCAGTTCTCTACACGTGTTCCACCGCGTCCGGAACAACGGCCGCAGAGAGTCTCCCGTTTCATATTGAGCGTAAACTTCTTGCCGTGATAGATGTCGGAAAGACTGAGACCTATCTCGTGGATTTTGTTAGGCCCCCGCGCAGCCTTTAAGGGTCCACTAGGACCTCCAGGAAAGCCAGGTCCACCTCCATTAAAAAAAGGAAACGGTATTCCAGGACCTCCAAAGCCGCCTCCATTAAACATTCCACCGAACATAGCGGCCAGATCCGGCATTCCACCAGGAAAGCCGGAACCACCAAAACCAGGTCCACCACCTTCCTGCGGCACCTGTCCAGTGGCATCGTAATGGGCGCGCTTATCCGGATCCGACAACACCTCATATGCTGCCTGCATCTTCTGAAACTCTTCCTTATTGCCACCGCGGTCCGGATGTTTGACGAGCGCCTCTTTCCGATAAGCCTTTTTGACTTCATCGATTGAAGCGTTCTTCTGAAGTTTGAGAAGCCCATACAAATCCGCCATTTATTACGTGTGAACGCCCGTGCTATTTAGACTCCAGCAAAATGCCGCCATATAATAGATGTCGACACGGAAAAGACGAACATTATCGCTAAGTCCTAGTACTCCCTCTTTGTATGTCTCCCCGTCATCATCAAGAAGGCGAACACGTTCATTCCGTAATACTGTTATACAGATCGCCAAACATAGCAAAGACAGAAAACTAATCAATCGCGTGGCAGCCTTGGCCAAACAGTATAGAACCTATCACAAAAAGGAGGATCTAGCAAAGCTGAAAGCTCTTCTCCATAGTCAAAGCACGCGTTCCAATAGTATGACAAGCGCCGATAAAGACGCATTTATAGATATGTTAATCAAGCTTACGGCGAATAATTCGCCCGTTAATTCACCTATAAAAGTACTGAATCGATATTTGAAACCATAAGACCCACATCTAAACTGACTATCCTTACAACTATCCAAGGATGGACGCAGTGTTAGGCCAAGAAGAAACGATTGAATTCTTGAGAGCCCGTATCAAAGATCCACCGCATTTTATCTTGTGTGGCCCATCGGGAGTCGGCAAGACAATGTTGGCGAATGCCTGGATCACCGAACATCTCCAGAGTCAGGGCGTCACCAACCCAGCTCACCAGGCCACGATGACCCTCCGTCTGAGTTCCGCGGATGACCGCGGCATCGCAGCGATTCGTCAACGTCTGACCGAATTTGTTCGTCGTGTTCGTCCTGTGCCGGATACAATAGCCTGGGTGCTCCTCGACGATGCCGATAATCTACCCGCGGTCACCCAACAGGCGCTCCGTCGTATTCTCGAACTCCACGCACACCAGACACGGTTCTGTTTCGTAGCTCTCACCTGCGAACACTTCATTGAACCGATCCAGAGTCGTTGTGTGATGCTCCGTTGTGGTCCGGTGGATCTTGCGGATCCCAAACACGGGGCCGCAATTCTAAAGAAAGAGGCACCGTCGATATCGCTGACCGAAGAGGCCAGCGGACTTATAGCGGGACTCTGTCAGGGTAACGCACGACAATTCACGCTTATTTGTAGGGCCCTCAGAATTACGGGACGGTCGACAACGGCGGAAATACAGATGCTCGTGAATGCGCCACCGGTCACTCAACTTCTGCGACTTCAGACCGCCATCATACATCGCGATATCAGTACTATAACGGAATCGGTTCTGGCTCTTTGGAGCAAGGGCTACAGTTTTGAGGACTGTATTGCGATGCTCGAAATGGTGGTTCGTGTCTATAATGAGGAACTCAATTCGGACTTACAATATGTGCTACAATGTTGTGCGGAGGGACATATTTTTCAGATTCTGAATCGGATGACAACGTTGGATCTCGTGGCTGTTCTCTCCGGTAAGGCCTCATCCGAGACTTTGGCCGAACCCCTTGGGTAAGGCCTCGTCCGAGACTTTGGCCGAACCTCTTCTCTGAAGAGGTAAGGCCTCATCCGAGACTTTGGCCGAATCCCTTGTGTAAACACTCAGGATACGTCAAGCGTCTCCGACACTTGCCGAACCTCTTCTCTAAAGAGGTAAGGCCTCGTCCGAGACTTTGGCAGAACCCTTCTATTTTTAAAAACTCTCCCGACGTAAAGAGAAAATTGTAAACTTGTTAGGAAGATCCGAGTTGGAATGGCATTCGCACAGTTCAGGGAGTTACCCCTGATGTCTGATATTTGTGAGCTATTTGTTATGGCCACAGGTAATCCATTTCAGCCTGAAATTACGTGGTCTGATTGGAAAACGGTGGATATAGAGGATATTTTGTCCTTTCAGCCGTATATTCGGCCGAGTCATCAAAAAATAATTTTGGAAACAGCGTCTGGTCTACGGAATCCCTGTGCTCTTTTAAGGCAACTTATTAGGCCATATGGATTCTGTATCGAAACACATAAAACGCATTGGGTTCTGAAAGAAATGAAACTCGATTCCGCTGCTGTATCAAAGAAAAACGGTACAATAGTACAGTGGAATGAATAGAGTTAGTTTGTTTTATGGATCGTCTGGTTTGGGTCTGGTTTGGTTCTGGTTTGGTTCTGGTTTGGTTCTTTTAGTCTGGTTATTGATTTTGAATAACTCCCCCTGTCATTACACTTATTTGGAATGAGTGTAATGACTGATTTATTGTTGAGGGGTTAATGGCGCCTTGTTTTCCTGTTTTTTCTTTTATTTCTATAATGTCTCCGCGATTTTTTCCTTTTTCCTCCTCCACTATGATTAGGCCCCGCCGCAAGTTCTCTACGTGCCAGTTCTGCATCCCGCAGATCGTGCAGTTGATTACGTCGCACATCATCGCCAACAAAGGGTTTAATCTTAACAGCATCATAATCGTGAGTTAGACCATCTGGTCCAGGTATTATCCAAACAATAGGAGTATCATCTTCTTTTTTTCCCATATATACTCCTTCCAACCAACCCGATATACCAAATGGCATTGATATCTTAGCATAAACAATATCGCCCTTATCAAGTATCATTCCCTACATAATTAGTATAAAATATCTGACTTCGGTTAGCTACGAGTAGCGACCTCGGTTAGTGGGCTAACCTTGACCAAACAAAATCCGAATCCAAGATCTGTTGTTCCGAGAGCCGCGTGAACCACAGCCACGGCGAAGCCCGTTCCAGACCATCGCGGCCAAACGGTAGCGGCACCCATAGTCCTCCCTCTGTAGAGCCCGTAGGCCACTCTGATACATCGAACAGATCCTCATAATTGAGTCGCCGACCGAAGCGATCCCGCGATACCTCCGCTTTGCGGTCTATAGCAGTCACACCACTGCAGTGTTTGTCCCATAGGAAACGCAGCGCCCGTCGCGCCTCGAAGGATGACCACGACTGCGGACCCCGTGCGATCGTGTCACCTGTATCGCGCGCTATTCCGCTCCACATCGGATGACCGGGAACAGCCGCCCATCCTGCAGAACGTCCAGCAGCGGCCTCTGATCCAACCAAATCCTCATCGGGGTCCGAACCAAATGTCAGGACCGTCGCCCCTACCAGACGCTTCGTCAGTTCCTGACCGGAACCAGATCCAAGCGGAAGGACCGATCCATCCAGCCACAAGCCGCCCTTCTGTGCCAAAAAGCTGCTCTGGCACCAGGCCATCCAGAGCGCCGGCGGACACTCTCTTGCGCCTACCGGACTTGAATCAGAGCCAAGGTGCGACAAAGCGGCCCGGCGTCCAATTACCGGAACAATATCGAAATCCTTCGACCATAGTTCCCGCGCCCGCCGCAAACACAGCTTCAGATACGGTGAGTTCGGTTCGTGCGTGGCACGATCCTCAAAGGACAGCCATTCCTTCGTGTTCGCCTGACTGTCATCCACGTGCCACCAGATCTTAGGCCTCACAATCGACGGATTTATCATATCATTGACCTGCTGCCGAATTCCATATGCAGTTCCAAGTACTATTACAACGAGCCCAGTCGCGAATATCCACGCTGGAACCATCTTTCCTTACTGTATACGTCCATTAAAAAGAGTAGCATAAATTAAGGGACAATGCAACCTAGTCTATCGTCACTTACACCGGCCGTTGTGGACCGGCTATATAATATTGATGGTGCGACGCCGGTGGAATCACCGATGTTTCTTTTTCTTATAGGAGCGCCGGGCGCGGGTAAATCATCGGGACACGGATACGCAATAGAATCCGGTATTCTCCAGGCGGGCAATTACGCCACCATAAATCTGGATACATTGTTAGAAAGTCTGGAGCCGTATCGGGCCGCCACGGCAATCGCGCATTATCTCGGAAAAACATCCGCCCCCTCTTACACATCTAACAAGGAGAATCTGGGCGCATTTGATTGGTACGATGATAGTCCTTCCGAGGAATTCAACAGTGTACGGTCGCGTTTCTTACCGCTGAAGGGCCAAGTTGCTCCTCAGAGCCTCGTGGATATTAATGATCACGCACTGGCACGTGCTATTGACAAGAACATCAATATAGTCTATGAAACGACCTTACATCTATCGAGATCAGGGCGTGTCAAGAAAGTGGATGATATTATGAGTTATCTCAAGAAGCGACCGTATCGCGTGGTGTTCTACCATATCACGGGTGATCCACGTGATGTTGCGGCACGTATTCACGCACGTCAAGAGTATGGTATGTCCGATAAAGAAGCACCGTTCTATCGTTATATTCCGACAAAGTCCGAATTTGTTGAACGGTTGATTCGTGATACAGCCGCTGCTGTTGCTGCGGTCCGTAAACGCTATGGCAAAGTGGCGACATTTGCGGAATTTGAGAATCCACACGATCCGATCAAATCACCGAAGTCACGGATGCGTTCACGATCCACCCGTAAACGCGCTATTCTTCGGGCGTATGGTCCTGGTTCTCCTGGTTCTCCTCTTGGTTCTCTTAGTCTCTCTAGATCCAGAGAAACCAGATCAAAAACCAGAGAAACCAGATCGAGTCTCTATGTTAGTCCACCAACATCTCATCGATCCGATACCATTAGACGCCGTCGCATTTGATCCGACCAGCCCTCAGCGGCTGTATCCTGTTGGGCAAGACGCATACGCCGTTGTTTTTCCCGTTCTTCGTAGGCAGCGGCGGCCGCCGCGAACCGCGCCTTCTCATCGGGATCCACCCGCGACATTTCGGCCTCCCGATGACGTTTCGCCTCTTCCACAGATCGCGCACCCTTCTCCGATATACGAACATCGGCGACCTCGTGAAAACGTGTCGATCCGGATGTGTATGCCTCCTTGAGATCAACGAACTGGGTATCAGAACCAAATGCCGCCGTGAAATTATCATTGGACCCACCGAGTTCCACGCCACCCGCCGAGATAATGGCATCTGGCTCCAGCCGCCGAATAATCGCGGTCCCCGCAGTCTGTGCCATCGCTTTTTCCCGAAACACCTGCTCAAACGCCTGTTGGTTAAACTTGCCTTTGAGACGGGGATCCGCCACCACTTCGTCGGAACCGCCACCCGATGAAAGCCAGTCACCATAACCGGTGTCGCGCCCCGGATCCGGAAGACGATTGTCTTCGAACAGTTTGTTAAACGTTGCCATATCAAGCTTCTTGGCAGAGAGCTGGACCGGCGCGACATCAGCGAGGCTCTGACGCGCCGCCTTGGCCGATTCGAGAGTAACGGGAGCCGTGAGACGAGCCTTCTCCTCAGCTGACATCTTGGGATTGATACGCGCGAGAATCTTTTCGACGTATTTGTAAGCCCGCACGACCTCGTCGAATGCCTCCTTGGAACCGCCCTTGTCGGGATGAGCGCGGAGTGAGGCCGCGCGATAGCCGGCCTTGAGACGCTCCACCGTAATGCCTTCGGATTCGTCGATTCCGAGGAGCGCCAGCGACTCTTGAAAATAGTCGAGCGCCTTCGCGGCAGGAGAGACAATCATTTGCCCTCCAAGAGAGTCAACATGATGAATTCGATCAGCCGCTTTCCTAGTTCCATAAGGGAAAGGAACCCACTTACCTGTCCGACAATCGGCCACCCAGAACAGCACGTGTGCGTATACACCGGCTCTCTTGGCCTCGTAGACCATATCCGCCGATGTCAGAACCGTTTCGATCATTGAAATCCGCACCGTGTCCGATTCCAGAGCACAGATTTCATTCCAAATACGCGATGCAGATGCCCCCATTACTGCGCCCGCCTATTTTTTGAAAATCACCTGACCGCTCAAGGCCAGCGATACAATACCTCCGACGACAGCGGCCATTGCTATAAGTCCAAGCGCCGATGGTGTATCCAGAGCAGTTACCCACGATTTATCCATATCCGTCGGAATATTAAGGATCCGGGTATTGCCGTGGGCGATATCGCTGTCATCAAACGGCTGTTCCACCTGCATAGCCGGATTCCATAGCATCTGTATGTACCCCATCCGTGCCATAAAGGCCATATAGGCATCGACGTGAATCTCTATCGGATACGCCCGCGCCAACATACGTTGTGCTCCGCGCCGCGAAATCATATATGCGTGTGCTCCCATCTGACCCGTACAGGTCTGAAGCGGTGCGACCTTAGGGTCCGGCTCACATCCGCGTCCGTTTCCGAACTCCGTATTGTAAAATGTTATCATATCCCATTCGGCCGGCAACTCCGCAACCACCTGAACGAGTCGCGTCTGAAAATCCGGCGGTATAATTGCGTCGTCTTCAAACACAATCAGAGCCGGTGCGTTCGAACCCATCAAATAGTTCCACGCCTTGATGTGCGACAGACTGGCACCTACTGCCCCACCGGTATCGATCTCATAATGCGCGCGCCGTACTTTGTGTTTGATATTGTGCGCAGTCAAAAGTGAGATTGACGGATGATTCACCGCATCGAATTCCTTGGCATCGACCGCGGGCAGACGCAAAACGCGAACACCGGCGGCATCGGCGCCTTTTTTGAATTTTGTCCAACGATCCGGTCGTCTGTCAAGCGAAATACACGTCATTAATATGTCGTCAACGTCCATCACCCTACATAGAGTTCAGAAATCCTGGATGAAGGATTCAGAAATCCTGGTCAGCAGGTGCGAGCTTTACAATGTCGGTCTTCCAAGCGTCGAGAGTGTCCGCCGTATAGATCGACCAGGCGACCTCCGACACCCGTTTCATCCGAATAGTGGGAAGACTCTTTACGGCCGCTTTCTCATTCTCTTCGAGTCCCTCTTCATAGTCTACAACGGTCAGTACGGCTCCATTAAGAGCACAATACCGGGCAACTTCGGGTTTAATGGTTCCACAACGCTTACACCACGGCGCACTGATAATCTGTACTTCGATCGTCATTCCTGACAGCACGGTCTACTTTAGTGCGGGGTCATCAAGTTTACGTAGCACGTGTTCCGGAATCATCGGAATCACCGGTTCACATTCCCACATCTGGGTCTTTCCCACGTCGAATACGGTCCAGGACTCCGGCCAGTAATAGGGCATCCGTGCCATTATGCGCCGCGCCGGCGCTGGAAGAAGTCGATTCACCGACGCCGCTGGCAACACGGCGAACAGATGTAGCCAATCCGGCAGAGGCTCCTTATATACAACGGGTGGTGCCTCCACAACGTCACCGTAGCCTTGACGGAGCTGCTGCAAAACATCGGACCATAGCGGCGGCAGATGTTCGTCGAACATCCAGCTCTGATCCACAGCGCGACCAGAATAGTAGTCCCAGACCCAGGCGACTCCGCGTACGTAATTCTCTGGATGCCCCGGTCGCCAACTTCCGTAGACACCCCGCCATCCCTTTATAAGTTTGGAGGAGTCACTGGGATCCAGAATGCGACTAACAGATGCCCATCGTGCCGGTGTGTTATTCCATTCTTCTTCGGGCGTTGAGGCGCGACGTGCCGCAGCCTTCCGACCGTTGACTCCCGCGACCACGAGATCCCGTTCCTCATTTTCCGCCCACGCCTCGAGCAACGCGATCAGACCGGCGCGACTGACACCTCCGTCCACGTCGACAACACGAAGCCCCGCTGACCAGACCCGCGACTGGAGAGTCGCAATGAGTTCCGGAATACCGTCATCGCGCACCGTATGTGTGAGTGATCGTGGCAGAAAATCATTGCCGAGCAGCGACATCGCACACACAAAGTCGCGGATCCGACTATCAGAGGTGAGCATAGCCGCCGCGAGTCCGCCGACATCCAGAGACCGCCATCCCCCATCAATAGAAGACGCGGCTTCAAACGCCTGCGCCTCCCGCATCAGACGAACATCGGCACCTGTATCTATGCGAAGCATCATCGCCAGTAGAATCAAATCGGCATCGAGTCCGTAGATCGTACAAGACACCGGTCGCACAAGACGCATATGTGCCATCAACTTATGTTCGCCCTCCCCGCCCTCTTTAGTGGTACTTACGGTGACCGGAATACCGAGACGTTTTTCTAATGAAGAGCCTGCTGCGACCAACACATCGCCGAGTTGTGTCATAAACGCCGAGCCCGGTGTGAGGGCATTCTGATCCCAGCCGGCCTCTTTCGTGACACCGGTGAAGCGGGCCTCCATCGCGGTGGCCCAGGGACCCTTGAAGCGGCGCAGACGCTGCTGCCGGCGCTTGGCCGCGCACACTGCTCCGTCGCAACTCACATAGATTCCCTTAGTTGGCGCGGCGAGTTCACTGAGTTCGCCCATATAGGCCGCAATATTTCGACAGAGTTTCTCCTCCCATACCGCGACCTCCGTGAATCCGGATATCGGCGGCATCTTATTGAGGACATAATACATCGCACAGTTGAAATCGAGACACAACCATTCCGGTGGCGGTCCCACGGTCTTAGTTATCAATGTGGGAAATCGGCGACATAATTGGCGATAAAAACTCGGAATACCCATCCCTTACATTGTAAAGCGCCGTCGCCTTAGCCTCTTGGAGTACAAAAAATGCTCAAGCACAAGTAGAGTGAAAATGGCTACATCGACAGAAAAACTGCTTGATAAAGTATCAAATATAAAGAGAGTTTTGCCGCTGATACTGGAATACAATCTCCAAATTCTTCCCGAATCGATCTTGTGTGGTATCATTATTTTAGCCATAGTGTTAGTTAGTCAGCCTCTCATTGTTCTGGCGATAGGTGCAGTAATCACACATATGTTGACGGGTGTAGTGGGGAAACTTCTGATGAAATACATGCAGGGCAATGCGGAGCTGACGGCGACCAAGTGCGCCGAGGTGTGTAATCCAGGGTTCGCAGGAAAGGCGTGGGCTCGTCTTCTAAATGGTGGAATCGACCCTGAATTATTATGGCATCCGATTGCGCCGTCGGTCTACTTAGCATTGATTGGCTATTTCGTAGGTGTTGGTTGGGGGCTCTGGCTTCTCTATAAAGAGGAGATCGATGCCAATGTAGTACGGGCACCATCGTTGATTACAACCAGCATTATTTCAGGAATCCTTTTGTTGATGGCGATCGTGTTCCGGATCTACAGAGGATGCGATTCGGCGTTTGGCGCATTCGGTGGTACAATGATGGGACTCTTGTTCGGTTATCTGGGTACCGTGACGCTCGGCTATGTGACGAACAAACGCGCTACAAACATATGGGGAATCCCGCTCATTCGTGAACGCTGCGCTATGGCTTTTGCTTAAAGTTCTGTGCTTCAGCCAACAGAACTTTATCTGTGCTTCAGCCAACAGAACTTTATCTATGCTTCAGCCAACAGTGCCTAACCCGACCGCTGTTTCATAAATTCAATCTCTTTTTCTTGCGTGGTTATGATATTGGATACAAACTCTTTTATTGGACTCGACCGTTCAAGTAATCGTTTACTCATAAGAATTGCCATAGAATGATGCGGAATCATTCCCAATATATACTGGTCGGTAGTGACCAGCACTTGGTTTCGTATGCACCACAAATTCGACACAACGAATGCTAGACCGAGCCAGACGATCACCGTTTCGCTGTAATACAGGCCCATAAACAAGAACATCCATCCCGTCATCAGCAGCGTCATATACACATCGTTGATGCTGAAACGAACATCATCCCATTTATCGACCCACACATTCATAGTTGATAATAATCCGGAAAAAATCATTATGACGAACATAACGATGTAATGATCATATCCGTGTTTCATTTAAAGGCAGCGCATATTTTAAAACCGCTGTTCCAAACAAGGAGAAACCAATGTCCAGCACAATAGTTGAAATGCTGAGCGGTATATTACGTCTATTTCCAAATACGATGGCTATCACTATGTTCGTTGTGGGAATGACCACCGGTAAAATTGCGTGGATTCTCGCAGCTATCGGTGGAATACTCGTAGTCATTGCGATAGGCACGATTCAGTATCTTTTGAGCAAAGTTGGTCTCGGTGATAGTTCCATTCCCGGTTTCGACGTGGTTGAGGCGTGTTCGCTTATCCCGCCAATGAAAGACGATGGATATGTCTATACCCCGAGTCTTTGGGCTTCCCTAACCACGTTCTTCTTGACGTATATTCTCGTAAACGCCGTCAATGTTTATACGGCGCCACCGGGTCACGGTAGTAATAAGGATGTGATTGGTGTTCAACAGCGCAAGGGTATAGGAATAGTCAGCATTTTCGCCGTTGTCATACTTTTCCTTTTTTTGATGGCTGCGCGATATTATACCCAGTGTGAGAAATGGTACGGAATGATCTTTGGTGCGGTGATCGGCGCCGGTATCGCATATGGATGGTGGCGGTTCCTGGGCGCGTGCGGCGCCGACGTATTTCCGGATATCCACGGTATGATGGTCGGGCTCGGTCCGGCAGATCTACGGGCGATGGACAGACCCATTATTTGTTTGAAAAAGTGAGGGCCTCGGGGTAACCCACGTACACGGTAAGCAATGACATCATTAACCCTCCGAATGCCCCGCGGGCTTTGGGAGGATTTCGAACAGGCCGTCATAATCCAGGCCCGTGCGTGGCTAAAAGAGGTCGCACGTGAACTGGGTCTTCCAGCAGCGGATCTCATCCGTATATGTTTAGGAACCAGCGGAGTTCCACAGACCGTTCTTATTGCGGCCGAGCCACAGGAGAAGTGTCCCTGGTTTAACTGTCTAGGTGACGGTCTCTGGTATCCCTGTCAGCGTCAGCGACTGTCTCCAACGGGGCCGTGTCAGTTTCACGAACGACCTTCTGACAAGATTCAGAGCGCATTATCGGTGGATGACCTTAGGTTCGTCTATCCGCATAGTTTCAAAGGACGGATCTATTGGACCGCGGATGAGCCGAACGCCCCCATCTTTCGCGAAGATGGAACAGTTGAAACGGCGTTCAGAATAGCCTTCTTCAACGATGATGGAGAACGCAAGCCGATCATTGTCTGGGCATAATCTAAACATAATATTTGCCTAGATAGTTAAATGTATACGTTTAAAAACAGTATTTTAGTGGTGGTGTTTAACTATTCGAATTGTGTTCGCAATAAAGAGTTTATTAAACAGCTGTACGGGAAATATTTTAAAACGATCATTTTTTATTCCGATTATCCGATAATTACAGAAGACGACGAAGTTAATTTTGTACAAATAAACGCAGGATATAATACACATCGCATCTTTAAGTCATTTTACACCAAATATAAGTCGCTCATAGAAGAAAGCGACGGTATATTCTATACAATGGATGATAATATTATAAACGTAAATATTCTGAATTTATTTGATGCTGACAAGATTATCTATTACTATAATGAACTTAAAACATTGGATAATTATTCTGGCTGGTGGTGGGCCGATCCCAAATATGGAAAAAATGCCATTAAAAACTTATTAAATGACGCCGAATTCAAGAAATACAATATCAACAAATTTTGCGGGGAATTTGCGGACTGGTTTTATCTTCCAAAAAAATATTTAACAGATAAATTGTTTGGTTTATTCGAGCTATTTTCAAACTATGAAGTATTTTTGGAACTTGCAATACCATCTATAATTAATAATATCGAACCCGATAAAACACAATATCAACAATTTAAGCAAGAAGTATTATGGAATAATGCGCGGCAAAACTATTTTAATAAAGATTATATTTATAACTCGATAAATCATCAGCACATTTTTGTCTTACATCCAATTAAATTCAATCAGAATCCACGCAGTAAAGAATGGCTAACCGACATTTTCTGTAAAGAAAAATGTGTGATTATAACAACGATTAATAAACCAACGGAAACTATTTTGAAACATATTAACAATCCAGACTACGATGTTATCATTGTAGGAGATAATAAAACACCTGATGACTATATGCGTTTAAAGTGCATTTATTTGGATGTTGCCGCGCAAAAGAACCTGTTCCCAGAATTAAGTGAATTACTACCGTACAACCATTATTGTAGGAAAAATCTGGGCTATCTGTACGCGATTAAAAAGGGATATAAAATAATATATGAAACGGACGATGATAATATCCCCTACGATAAGTTCGATGAAATTTTACACTACAAAGATACGCAAATGATCACAGAAAACAACAGCGTATGGATTAATATATTCAAATATTTCACAAATAACGCGCATATTTGGCCCCGTGGATTTCCATTAAGTTTGTTGAAAAACGAACCGAATTATTCGATTCAGCCCACAGATAAAACGCCCTCTATAATAAACGGATTAGTAGAGAACGATCCTGATGTGGATGCTCTTTTCCGACTTATATGTACGCACCAAGATAGTATTAAATGGGACAAAACCAACAGTGTGTTAATAGATAACCGGAACGTGTGCGTGTTTAATACCCAAAACACATTTTGGTTGAATCCCGATTTGTTCGCGTGTTTATTGATACCGTGTTCGGTCTCATTTCGTTACTGTGATATTTTGCGCGGGATAATCAACAATATCATTCTTAAACGAACAGGAAATTATATGATGTATGCGTCTCCAAATGTGAGACAAAATAGGAACGAACACAACTTGATGAGTGATTTTGCGAGTGAATATGAGATGTACATACACAATGAAACGATATTGAAATACATTGAAAACGACATCGTAAATATGAGTTCGGTAAAAGAGTTGATGCAGCAGATTTATAGCAATTTGTTAGCAAATAAGGTCATTACGAAAATCGATATGGATATCTTACATAAATGGTTGGTATATATGGCTTAACCGAAACCGAGAGTCCAAAAACCAGGACAAAGGCTAAAGACGAATCTGTGTATTACCCAGTAATGGACACATCCGTCGATGTTTCAGGAGAAGAGGTGAACAGCATCGATGATTTCATCAGCTCTCTTTTTTCAGATAGTAAAGAAAACGACAACGACACTACTCACATACAAGACGCATCCTATAATTATGTTTCCAGTATTATCCCTTTCAGATCAAGAGGGACAAGAAGGTCAATTATTCGAATCCCTCCGCGAAGTATTAATTCTATCATACCGCCGCCGCCTCCTCCGTGGTCCGAACGCAGGCTAACGAGGCCAGAGCCATATTTCATTCGTCTCTTCGATGATCCGCCGCTGAATCCCTACGGACTCCAATCACTCTGGAACACCGATTACACATTTACCGAATGGCATACGATGATTGACAGACGGATCCAGGATCTATCCGAAAATGTGCTCATCAATGCGTTCGACGTGTCTGGCCAGATCGCCTTTATGAAGAATGTGTTTGCCACGAATCAACGCAAGCGGTGGCTGGCCCGTGTGGTCCAGCTCAAATGGACCCAGCGTGTCTGGCGGAAAAAGACCCAGTGCAACGTGGATATGATCGATATGGCACCGATCGCCGATGCCGATGCGGTCCTGATGACGGACACCACACATCGTCAGATATTCCGTTTTCATCGCCGCGACGTTTTCACGAATCTGCTTTCGAACATATGTTTGTCAGACGAGATGTTACCGACACCCCGTGAACCCACGAATCCCTGGAATAATTCCAAGCTGACTCTCGCACAGACAATAGGTCTCTGTACTCAACTTGTACAGGATTTTGCCAAGAGAGGCAAGTGTCCACCGGTCTTATTCGCGGCATTCTGGGCCGCGCGTTTCAGTCTCAAACGATTCCAGGACGAGAATTCGGCACTGCTGTCGCAGCACGCCATCGCAGCATATTTCAAGGACTTACACGCCGATAATATTCATACGGTGGAAGATACGATTATAAATCTGTTGACGGCGGCGACTCTTGATTATTCGCCCACGGCGATTCGGCGATGGCTCCACCAGACGCCGCATACGCAGCTGCATCGGGATTGGCTAGAAATGGCCCGTGATTATACACTGTATGTGAATTTACACGTCCAAGCACGTCCTCATTGGTATACAACGGAACGTATCTATGTGGATGTGGGGCGACTCTATAACCGAATGGTTCTACCGAGTCCGATATCGAATCGTGTAAGGGCCTTGCGCGCGGCCACGACTACACATCTATCGAATACCCAGAATCCGGCTTTTCTGGGGCTATCGTTCCTGTTTCCTCAATCTCTGTTAGATATTTCAGGGGACAACAATACAATGGCGGCGGACGCGGCTATCCAACTGATTCAGAACGCACTGTTCCGATATTAATCCAAAAATCAGGTCCAGAGGTAGTGATGAGTCATAAAGTAAAACCGGAGGAAGATGCCGATGAGATAATACCCGGTGTCTGGATTGGCCGATGGCAGCCGGCGCTGAACGGAGAGTGGCTCGCCAAACACGGGATCAAGGCGGTGTTCAATTGTACGAAACAGGTGGCTTTCCATCCATCTGTGCCGTATCAGTATCGGATTCCGGTGGATGACAATCTTCAACCGGTGGAGATCAATAATATGGAGGCGTGGGCACCGGAAATCGCCTACAAGATGCTTCGTGAATACAAGGCGGGACATCCTATGCTCATTCATTGTCACGCGGGAATGCAGCGATCTACGACGGCGTGTGCGTTTTTCTTGATGGTTCTCACGGGAAAGCCGTTGATTCACGTGATGCGGCACATTAAGGTTCAGAGGCCGATTGCGTTTGAACCGTCGGCCAATTTCGCGGTGCCGCTGCGTTCTTTTGAGTCGCACATTCGTCAGCAGCTGTATTCGGAGCAGTTTCAGGCACCGCTACAGGATCTCTAGAGTCACACAATTACCGTATTGATCGTAGAGTCTTGAAGGACAGTACCCCCAAGAGGGATAGCTCCAATATGGATACCCTAAAGACGGGTAGCCCCACGGTTCAAACCAAGACGGGTAGCCCCACACAGACGGGTAGCCCCAGCCCCAGCCACCGTCTCCTCTACCTCCATAGTAGTTAGATCTGCGTCCTGGTCCTGACCTGCGTCCTGGTCCTGGTCCAGATCTACGTCCAGGCCCGTGACCTGGACCACCGCTAAAGTTCTCTATAGAACCAAAAGAACCAAAAGAACCAAAAGAAAGAACGCATATAATCAACAGTCCCACGATCAGAAGACCTATAGACCACCGTATAGACCACCGCATAGACCACCGCATCACCTATCTACTTGGCACAAAATCGTTTGGTCCACAGCTCCAAAACATCAGCAACCGTCATATGTTGATGGACCCTTACAAAATTCATATCGCGATCAAGAATGAATTTATTCATTAACGCGGGTCGAAATACGTATGCATCAATATGTGTTCTCTTTTTGAGAACGGCTGCCGCGGCACGATGGTAACCGTCAACAATTGTTCCAGCTCCAGTAACGATAATCGGATATTTCAAATCCGCCTTGCGGATACGAGCCGCATTGGTCGCGTATTTCTTAGCGTCCATTTTCTCCAATACATTCATAGGTGACCAATCGCCCCATACTTTCTTCTCCAATTGGGAGCCAAAATCTTCGACCGGCATCTGGACAACAGGATGACCCACCGTGTTCAGATAGGCAATCATCATATCCACACTGTATATATTCTTACCATCGTGATATGTTCGCATTGTATCCTCCTCTATTAGAATTATCTAATAAAATTACTAGAGAGAATGCGCGAAATCGCCGTAATCGAACAATTGTTCGACACGCTCACAGATCTCACTAATCAACAGCGCCTCCTCATAAAAAACCGTTACAGATTCTTGATGACGCAATATCACTATCGTTCCTGTATGTATTCGCTGATGTTCTATGTGTTCCGTCTGACGGTAACGCTGGGTAGTCTGTCAGTTCCCGCACTGCTTACAATTCAGAACACCCCAGGCGCATCCCAGGTGATGTACTGGTTTACGTGGGCGCTCTCTCTTGCGGTCACGATGGCGAACGGACTGATGTTGCTCTTCAAACTGGATAAGCGGTTTTTTATGATGCACACTTTCATAGAACGCCTCCGTTCGGAGACGTGGCAGTACATCGAGCTTTCGGGACGATATTCGGGGCACCATACGAAAGAGAAACCGACCCACGCCAATCAGTTCGTCTATTACTGTACGCATCTGGAACGCATCAATATGAAGTGGGTCGACGAAGAATACATCAAAACGGGCGAAGACAAAGTGACAACGCCGCCCCAACAACAGAGAGGGGAGACCAGAGAGATCAGAGATATGCAGGTTCCATCACCGCCGGAACAGATTGAAATGGTAATCAACGAACGCGAACAAAAAGACCAAAGTGAAAGAATAATATCGGATATTGAATTAGAGGGATATGAAACGGATCACACGAAAAGCCATAAAAAAATCCAAAAACCAACAGGCCCGAATAAAAAATCAGTGTCGCTGTACCAGGGGTCACCAACCGTGTCAGAATCAACAGTTGAAGGGGACACTATTCTGCAAATTCCACCAGATGTGTAAAGGAGGTCCGATGTCGGGATCAGAACCACGCTACGATCCAGATGCCTACAATAAAGATCCCCGCGTTCAGGACGCGCATAACTGCTTTGATTACAGTCTCAATGTTGTCGACGACGAACAGACGAGGCAGTGTGATGGAAAACCGACACCGTGTGAGCCGTTGTTTCATCAGCCAGGCGGCACCAAAGGTATGTCGGAAATTCTGCAGCGAAAAGAGGGACGGTCGTGTAAGGTTGTCGATCGCCTGATGCGCGAAGATGTGCCGGAACTTACACCGTCGACCTTTACGCGCCGATGCCCCGTAGATAAAAGCAAGATCGCGTTAGTTGTCCATCCAGGGGAGGACTACCATTTTTATCGCCAGGACAATGATGGCTGGTGGAGTCACAAGGATGGTTCGAACAAGGTGAAGCGCTATGATGCGGAGGGACAGCCGATATGGAATCCGGAAACAGCCGCTAGGGATTATCGTCCGAAGGGCTCGTTCTTGAATTATCGGGATTTCTGTGGGTTCTACTGCGCCCCGCGTCGGAAGACGATTCGGTTAGCGAAGGGAGGCGGACGCCGACCGACCTAAAGGAGGCAAGAGATGGATCTAAAAGGAGCCAATCAATTCTGAACCGTAACCGTAGGTGCCATCGGTGCCCTCCGCTCAATCTGTCCTGCAGTGAGATCGACAGTCGGTTCACTAAATCGCGAATTTGGATCCAACATATGGAGTGCCGCTCCTGCACTAAGTCGCCGCTGTGGATCAAACTCTGTTAGTCCCGAAATAACCCGGCGAATCGTCGATATATTCTGTAATGGAACGAGTCCACGCATCAAATCCTCCCACAACATAAACATACAAAGTCCGATGCGCCAAGAATCGAATTTCTTGGCATATTTGCGGATAAATTCTCCATCATTCTTTGGTGCGGCCGCGCCAAAGCTCTTGAGCGCCTCGAGTGCCTGCGGCCGCCCAGGAAAATACTCCTCCATCCGCACATATTCACGATTCAGCTCCCGTAATTCTTTCAGTCCATCGGCCAACCAGATACCATTCCACTGCATTCGTCGCGCGTGGAGCTCCGGCGCCTGCCATCCATATTTGGGACGAAACCGCCGACCCATATTCGTATCATCCCAGTTCTGTATGTCGTCGAGTCGGAATCCGAGTCCGAAGTCAATGTAGCGAGCCACTCCCCGTTCATCCACGAGAATATTGCCCATATGAATATCATTATGTATGTATCCCGCCCGCTGATATATGACCATTCCTTCAAGCAGATGCCGAAATATCCGCTCAAAGCTGGCGGACAGAAGCTGGAGATCCGTAGCCCATCGCAACAACTGTCGCCCTGCTGCAGGCATCAACAGAAGCGAAAATTTCGTACCTTTGTCAGCTTTTGTTAGAACACGGCAGCCCTTGGCATCGGGATCTTGCGAGGGATCGCCGGCCTTACAAGATGCCGTTGGCAGAGCGAAGTACTGAGAAGCAAGTGGCAACGCCATTATCGCTTTGCCAATTCCTAGCTCAGTCTCGATATCTTCGGCGGTGAATTTTCCCACGGCTTTCTGTCCACCGATCTCCTTGAATACGCGACCACCGGCGCACGGCGGCGCGGGATCAAAAGTACAGGCAAAGGCGCCCTGACCCAGAAGTGCTCCACCAACGTATTTTTGCATTATCCCTTATTCGTAACAGCGACTTTTAGTTTGCGATTCGTACACCATTTCGACTTACTAGGTAGGGGATGAATGGATCAGGTACAATAGGATGGCCAGCGATCATAGTGTTAGTGCTGTTAGCCGGCTATATTATCGGCGAAGCAATGAAAGTTACAGAGGGATTCGTGGTGCCGAGACGTACAGACATCGGACCCGCAGCCGATGGCTGGACAGAGGAGACCGGCTGGGAACGTGATCTCCGATATTCGGAAACCTTTGTGGACATACAAGGTCTGGGTGTTGCCTCTGATTTTTGTCGCGCCATTGTGAAGACGAACAAGCCGGAATCGCTCCATATGTCGTGTGCTCTCGGGACACGGGAAGGTATGAGCACTACGGAATATAATGGAGACACTTTGGCTAATGGCTTCCGTTTCAGTCGCGATGATTACTGGCGATCTGGTTCTTCTGGTTCTTCAGAAGCAAAAGCATCGAAGCGTATGGATTACTGTCGGATTCTGCAGAACCGCACAACGGATGAATGGCAGCCGATCTGCGCCATAGCCGGATCCGATGGATTTAAGAAGGAGGAGATTATTGATGACGCGCCGCCGTCATCGATTCAGCTCTTGTTAGAAGCCTATGAGGGAGCACTGGTCTGGTTTCGCTGGATCGACGATACCGTGGATTATATCGGAACAGCGGGCTTTACAAAGAAGGGTGAAGCCGTATTTCCGACGATGTTGAAACCGGTGGTCAGTCGCGGACTTCAACTGAATCGGTGGCCGCAGGCCGCGCAGGATGCGGGTATTCAAGCACCGCCGCTCCAGGACTATTTGGTCTGGGGAGAGAAGGGTACCCACGAACTCCATCAGGCGATTCCACCGAGACAGATCCGCGCTATTGCGTTCTGGGTCTGGTGGGACGGCTTCGAGAAAGATGCGCGGATTCTTGAATCGTACAATGTGGACGAACATTCCAAAGTTCGAAAGGATCGTTTTGTCATCGGAGTAGATGGTGGCGGTACGGCTCTTCATCCGACGCCAAAGACGCGACCGGCAGTCGAAGTCCGTCCTGAAGTAGTACAGGCGGTGGGTCAACTCACGGAACCGGCTGTTGTGGCCGCACAGCCGCGGCCATCGAAGACGGCCACGTATTTCTTTGAAATCTGGGATCAGGAAAACCGGATTATGCGTCTGGATGGACCGATGGACTCTGCTCAAACCAACAAATGGCAACACGTTGTGTTTACGACAACGAGCTCAGATGACTGGTGGCCAACGTGGCAGCTCTGGATTGACGGTGCTCTTGTGGGTGAGCGCCAGGATGGACGTATGAGTCCGGCGATGACATTGGCGGTGAATTCCATTGGACGTGGCCTCAGGGGCTGTCTTCAGGATTTCCGCGTGTATAGAACAGCGATGACACCGGCCAAAATCAAAGCGGCCGTGGCCTGGAATAAGAAACGGTTACATCCGCTGCCTTGAAGAGGGAGCGGATACCTCAACCGCAGGTTGTTACATCCACTTCCTTAAAAGGAAGGATCGTAGGGACTATCCTTGAAGAGGAAGGATCGTAGGGTCTTGTCCTTGAAGAGGAAAGGTCCTATCTCAATCACCAGGAATTTTATAGGTATTATTATAGAATGAAAAAAGAAGAAATTATACAATCACTCAGAGCATTGGCAAAAAAACATCCGTACGCTGAACACGTAGGATATATGTGGAAAAATCCGTTAAATCCAAAAAGTAAGGGGCGAAGGTGGACTATTCCAGATTTAAAATTATTTCGTACATTTCAAAAAGAATATAGATAATGAACACCTGCCGTAAAGTTGATTGGCCCCCACAATGGCAACCAACTCAAGTACGATGGCACTCCGACGTCTTAACCGCGAATATTCCGAGATCCAACAGGATCCACCGGCAAACTGTACGGCCGGCCCCGTATCTGATGTCGATTTCTATAACTGGGAGGCGTTGATCTTCGGACCGTCTGATTCTCCCTTTCACGGAGGCACCTTTCGTCTGAGCATCCGATTTCCCAGTGACTATCCGTTCAAGCCACCGATCGTCACTTTCAAGACGAAGATCTATCATCCGAATATCAACGCAGCCGGTGGAATCTGCCTTGATATTCTGAAACAGCAGTGGAGCCCTGCGCTTACAATTTCTAAAGTTCTTCTGAGCATATTGTCGCTGCTCACGGATGCGAATCCGAATGATCCGCTGGTTCCGGAGATTGCGGACACGTACAAGCGGGATCGCGCTGCATATGATGTCAAGGCGCGTGAATGGACTCATTTGTACGCAAACGAGTAACGACCGGCTACGAGTGAAACGAGTAGCGTCAGTTACGAGGGACGATAACGAGTAACGACCGGCTACGAGTGAAACGAGTGACAGACAAGATCACATCAGACCGTATATATGACATTAAACCGCGTCACCTCACAGTTCCGCAGGCCGCCCTGAGTAGAATACCATCCAAACACTATATTTTTGCCAACACCAATATTCCCATCTTTATCAGCATTGAATATATTGCGCAGTATATCAATACCAGCCGTATCAGGATATATATCGATAGATCCGCCGAGACCCACAGCATCGCCGTATTTTGCCTCAGTCGGTGTCCCAACATACACAATATTTGTAAGGTGATTGGTCCCCGTATAGAACCGTGCGCCATTCGTTGTTGACGCTGCTGTACCCGCATAGACCTCGATAGTCACACTCTGAATCTGCAAGAGATTAGTCAGATCAGCCAGCGTATCCTTCCAAATTGCGGAGAACACCGTTGCCACTGTGAATCTGACATTGGACGCATATGGTTTGTTGTATTTTATGACCGATGTACCATACGATGGCGTTGATATCCAGTTTACATCCTGTGTAACTTCAACCGAATATACATTTGTGTTCGAAGAAAAGTACATTGCCGAGTTATTAAGGACTGACTTCGTTGTGAAATAATCTACCGGTCCGCGCGGGCTTTCATCATACAAACTGCGATAGCTGATAGCGACCTTGTATGTCGTTCTGGCGGTCAATCCGGTAATGCGATATGTCTGCTGCGAAGCAGGAATAATCGCATTCGGACTCGACGAAAACGAGGACCCAGAAATACACCAATAGACACATACATTTTCTATGGCAATCGGCGTTGCGGGAAACACAGGAATCGTAATAGTACAATTGGAAACATCAATCGATCCGGAAATATCTGTGGGCGCAGCCGTCGGCGTAGCCGGCATAACCTCGGTGAAATCTAGTACAGTAGAAACAGCCGTATTCGAATACGGGGTATCGATGAAGAGAGAAGTATTGAGGTGATTCAAGAATAACTGTGCGGTCCCATTCTCAGTTGTATCCACAAACTCTAATGTATATCCAGAGCCAACCGTAAACGTAAATGTACCAATTCCATCAATTTCACTATATGACGCAAACGATAGTATAGGGATCGCATCATTTATACTATTCGCGAGGTCTGTATACGATACAGCTTTAGCCGGATTACCTTCTATAGAATAGGTGTATCGCTGCGAACCCGAAATAATAAACGTAATTGATAGCGACGTATTAAACACGGCCGCAAGATTGGGATCATTTGTCAGCGTAGTCAAGAACACCCCACGCTGCTGAAACAGTGTCAAAAGTGCGTTCTGATTCTGTGCCATAATAAGTGTCGCCCCCGAAAGTCCTGTTGTATCAACTGTACGGAATATACCGGTCGACGGTGTAAGTTTCGCATTCCAGCCAGAAATCGGTTCCTTCACCTGTGCGGCATTTAGCCATTCCAGAGTTTCCACACCGTCCGTAGTTGTATCGTACAACTGCGAAGATGTCGTACCATCGGTTGTATTCAACAGGTCAAGAGCATTCACCTGCGCAACATTATACACGGTGAGCTTACCAAATATATCGACGTCCTGTTTGGCGGTGAGTGTCCCGGTTCCACCATCAACAATCACGTATCCATTATTTGCGCCCATTGTGGTTGTGCCAGGAATGGTCAGGTTACCACTGGTATCGGCCGTAACGCTTGAAAACCCCAAAACGCCTACACTGTTCGTTGTGTAACTGAGTGCCCCCTTCACTGGAAATGTACCGTCGACATTTTCGAAAACGAGATTCCGTGTTTTAAGCAGATACAGATCATCCGTTCGTCGTTGAAACGACTGTGGTATCCCACTCATTCCTCTCATCCCTGCCGCTAAAATAACCGTCGACTAGCCGCGTCGGGGGTATAAAAAACCAACAGAGACTCTAAGGAGAATGCCATCATCGGCGCTATTACAGCTCGTCGCCCGTGGACGTCAGGATGTCTATTTAACAAGTAATCCACAATTCACATTCTTCAAACACGTCTACCGTCGTTACACGCAGTTCTCAATGGAGTCGATCCCTATTGACTTCGATGGCAATACGGATTTCGGTCGACGTATTACTGTCGTAATTCCACGGTATGCCGATCTCCTTTCATCTCTCTATATTGAGGTAGATCTACCTCCACTTCCGCAGCCAGCAGATGGACCCTACAATTACTGGGTCAACGATATCGGACACGCACTCATAACGGATGTTAGTATCGAAATAGGCGACAAGGAGATAGATAAACACACCGGTGAATGGCTCAACATTTGGACGGAACTGATAACCCCCGCTGAGAAACGGGATGGATTTAATGAGATGATAGGACACTGGAATGACTTTCCTCCGAATATCTACGATATGTCGGGCGGCCTAACACTGACGATTCCTCTCCGGTTCTGGTTCTGTAATACGATCGGTGCTGCTCTGCCGCTTATTGCCCTCCAGGCGCACCCGGTGCGCATCATTATGCACATCACACCTTTCCAGGATCTCTGGTGGTCAACGGCGACTCCAACGCATCTCGCCGAACCTTGTGCCAGTATTAATCCGGTGAGTATTACCCGGTTCCAGATGTTCGGTGATTACATCTATCTTGACAAAGAGGAACGTGAGCGATTTGCCGCAACAGAGCACGAATATCTCATCGATCAACTCCAGATTGCGCCCGTCCAGTCAATTCCCGCCGGAATCACCAAAATGTCGGTCCCCCTGTATTTCAATCTCTGCTGTAAGGAATTCATCTGGGTACTCCAGCAGACCCGTATGCCGTATGCCCACGAATGGTTCAATTATTCCACGGCACTTCAGAACAACGGCTCAGAACCAGGTGTGGCCACCACGGATTTACTCGGAACGGCGATTCTCCGTCTAGATGGCTATGACCGGTTCTATGTGAGAAATGCCCCTTATTTCCGTCTCACACAGCCATACCAACATCACACTGTGGTTCCGACATCACCGGTCTTCATTTATCTGTACAGCTTCAGTATCAAACCAGAGGAAGAGCAGCCCACGGGTACACTAAATTGTAGTAGAATCGATGATATCAATCTGGGACTTACATTTAATCCGGGATATATCAATCAGGATCGCATACTCCAGGTATACGCGACGAACTACAATGTTCTGCGAATCGTGGGTGGTCTGGGTGGTCTCGCATTTATGGCTTAGGCTGAAATCCCTGTAAGCGTCAGAGGATGTCATCCGACACCAATGATCCCATTCTAGCGATTCTCAGAAACTGTGTGGCCTTGTCGGATAATATGGGTGCCGCAAAATCGTGGGTCAATCGCGAAAATCCAGTGCCGAAACCCGATGTATCTTTGGGTTGGTTACGGCTGCTATCATTAGTTCCGTTTACTGGAATGGCAGGTATCGATCATTGGTTAGCACGGAGTCCACTCACAGCGGTCGCAAAGATGCTGACACTTGGTGGATTCGGTGTTTGGTATGTGTGGGACATAGCTCAGCTCTGGTTTGAACCCGAGCGTGTTGTGAATTATGGTATGTCTATGCCGTTCGATATGAAATTCGCAAACAACGTTGGACAAGGAATGATTACGGATAAACCGACGACGTATACAACAAATGCGTCGTATTCCCTCTGGCTCTTTGGAATCATTTTTGGCTTCCTTGGCATCGATTCGTTGATTGCGAATAACGGCGGTCAGTTTCTCCGTAAGCTGGTGGAATTTTTCCTATTTGCGTCGTGTTTTGGTACAATCGTCAATGTATGGAATACGGGAATAACATTTGGCTGGATCTGCGCTGTAATATTCGGTTCTTTCTTGGCATCCATCATTATTGCGGAGTATATTTCGGTGGTCTCTGTGGTTCTCGGCGGCAATATATTTTCGGAGGGCATACATTTCACGGATAAACAGGCTAAGCAATACAATGGGTTTTTTTCGTGGTTGATCAAAAACACGAATTACACTGATGAGAAAAAAGCGCAGATTGTGAAGGATCTTCAATATGGTGGTGTCAGTGCCGATGAGATTGTGAAGATGTTCAAGATAATGCATCCAAGTGAGAAAAAGATAGATTCTGAACCAGTGGATTCCGAAAATGATTCATCTTCATCGTGGGTGTCGTTCTTTTTATTGATGGCGGCACCGTTCTTGATTATATGGAATTTCATAATGATGATCGTTTTCCTTGTCAAAGAAGGAGTCACTTCTGTTACACCGTGGTATCCCGCGATATTAGCAGGAAAAATAGCGGCGATTATTGGCTTGAAAACGGCCGGTTTAGAACCTATGGCGGAACAGCTGGGTCTAGGTCCAATGATGAAAGTTATGGGACCTGTAAGTGGCCTCAAACTAGACAAACTAGGAGGTATAGCAAATAAGATGGTGAGCGCTGGAAAAGCCAGCGATCTGATGGGACAGGCAAAATCCCTTGTTGGTGAAAAGTCAAGTGATCTGATGGGAAAGGCAAGCTCTCTCATAGGTGAAAAGTCAGGTGATCTGATGGGAAAGGCAAGCTCTCTCATAGGTGAAAAGTCAGGTGATCTATTGGGACAGGCAAAATCCCTTGTTGGTGAAAAGTCAGGTGATCTATTGGGACAGGCAAAATCCCTTGTTGGTGAAAAGTCCGGTGATCTATTGGGACAGGCAACTGCCGGTGTGATTCCTAAGATGCCATTGTCAGTCCCTACAAAGGTCGGATTTGCGCCTCAACGTGTACGTCAACACGGCGGAGGCCAAGAGACACTTTCTGCAGAGTCCCAGATATTTGGCGCCGTCACGGTTGCGCTCATTAGCGGCGGTGTGATCAAAGGGCTGGTAGATTATCTTGTGGCCGAATAAGACGGATGCTTGAACTGACAACGGTCGAACAGTTCGATGGACTCGGGTCAAGTCGATTCATTGTTTGGTTCACGGCGACCTGGTGTGGTTCGTGTCAGCGAATGGACAAGGATTTTTTGGAAAATGCAGCGAAATCCAAAAATCTCCCTCTGTATTATTCGGATGAAACAGTGAACCCGGATCTGGCTACACGCTATGGCATCTCACGTTATCCGACATTCTGTTTGTTTGACGGGACTGAATGTATGGCAACTAAGTCATCCGCTGATGCAACGAGTATATTGATGTGGATGAAACGATTATAAATACGAGACCATAATAAGGGACAACAATGCGAACAATCATCGTCGGCGCTGGAATCGCTGGACTATGGCTGGCCGAACAACTCCAAAAACGTGGTGATGAGGTCATTGTGCTCGAACAGGATAAACGCGTTGGTGGTCGGATCGCGACATCCAAACACGGTTATGAGATTGGGGCTGGTAGATTAGCCACGGATCACCGGCGGACTATGGATCTCGTAAAACGTTTCGGACTTGAGACCATTCCGCTCGGTCGCGAAGTGGCCTGGAAAGCCGTAGGCGACGAAAAAGCGATAAGCGAAGACAAATCAAACGCCGTAAGCACTAACACCTTTGCAGAAGCCTGGGCCCCCGTTATTTCCACATTAGCGAAGACTCCCGCAAAAGTCCAGGCCACAGAAACGCTGCGTTCACTTGCAACAAAGACGATTGGCCCCGATCTGACAAACAGTATTCTGGCACAATTCGGTTATCGCGCCGAAACGGATACTCTCCGCGCGGATCTTGGAATCCGCTCCTTCCAAAATGAGATGGGTGCCGCCACATCCTTTGTGGTTGTCAAGGGCGGGCTTTCCCAAATTTCAACCGGCCTAGCTAAGGATCTTGATGTTCGTCTAGGCATCACCGTTAAAGATGTCATTCTGGCGGATGCCGTATACCGTGTGAACACTTCGAAAGGAACATTTGAATGCGACCGTGTAATACTTGCGCTGCCGGCACCGGCCCTCAAGAAGTTACCCTGTCTCCGTGGATTCCGAACACTGGATTATTTGCAGATGAAACCGCTGACGCGGATTTATGCACAAACTGTCGGCTCTGCTCCCCCCTTTCTGGCAAAACGCATAGTGACCGATTCACCACTCCGTTATATTATTCCTGTTCGTCCTGAAAAAGGTCTCATAATGATCAGCTATGTAGAATCACAGGATACCGAGTTCTGGCGGGGACTCAAGGGACCCGCGTTGATCGCCAAGCTCCAAAAAGAGATTGGTCGCCTGTTTCCGATAGAGCAGATTCCAGAGTTCAAATGGGCCCGTGCCTATGAATGGGAAGGCGGTTGTACATATTGGATTCCCCATGCGGATATGTATGATCCCGCAGCCGAGTCAAAAAGAGCAATGAAACCACTTCTAAAGATGCCCCACCTCCATCTCTGCGGAGAATCGTTCAGCTTGAGACAGGCGTGGATAGAAGGGGCTCTGGAACACGCCGCGGCACTATTAGATCTGTTAGTCTAGTGGATTAGTTGTTCGATAGCTTCGGCCTCACATTTCTTCAAGTAAGCACATTTCACACAATTTTCTTCCGGACCGTCCCCATAAATAACCGCACAACCACAGCCGTGAAATACTCCTGGGATAGGAGCTGCTGGTTTATATCCTACA